TCAGGAATTCGGCGCGTGAAGCCACCGGCTTTCGAACGAGAGGTGACCGGCGAATATCGCCTTTCCGTCCTCGTCGCGCACCTCGATCGAGACCGCTCCCTTCTCCTGCCCCGGCATCTCCTCGCCCGCAATATCTGTCAGGATACGGCTCACTTCCTTCGATATGCTATCGCGGGATGACAGCTCGACACCCAGATCGTCCCGCACGAGACCATCCCCATTGAGCAGATCGAAGAAATACCGTGCCATGCCAAACTTCCCGATTTGGCGAATTGAATTAACTGCAGCGGATTTTGTTCCGGCGGACGGTCATGCAAAAGGACGATGACGGGTAGGAGATACCCCTCCCCGCATCGTCCGAGCCGACATTGTGCGTCAGCAAGACAACGGCGAGAAGCCAGGGCGTGACAGTCACGCCCTGGCTTCTCATTTCGCCATCAAACCTGCGCTGTGGCGATCAGAACTCTTCCCAGCTGTCGGCAGCGGCGGCAGTCGAGGCTGCCGGCGCGCTGCCCTTGCCCATGAAGGCCTGGGCGATCTTGCCGACCATACTGCGCGCCGGCGATGCGACCGGCGCCGTATGACTGCCGATTGCCCTGACCGGTGCGGTACGCGCGGTGGACACCGGAGCCCTAAAAGACGCTCCATGATTCTGTGTTAGGGAAGCCTGCCCGTCACGTCCCAGCTGGAAGCGGCTGATCAACTCGCGCAGGCGGGCCGCCTCGTTGGCAAGTGTCGCACCGGCGGCGTTCGCCTCCTCGACCATGGCGGCGTTCTGCTGCGTCACCTGGTCCATCTGGTTGACGGCCGTATTGACCTCGGACAGCCCGACCGACTGCTCACGCGACGAGGTCGCGATCGCATCCATGTGCTGGTTGATGGTGACGATATAGCCCTCGATGGTTTTCAGGGCTTCGCCGGTTTCGCTGACCAGCCTGACGCCGCTATCGACCTCGGCGGATGAATTGCGGATCAGCTCCTTGATTTCCTTGGCGGCCTTGGCGGAACGCTGAGCCAGTTCGCGGACTTCCTGGGCGACGACCGCAAAGCCCTTGCCCGCCTCCCCTGCGCGTGCCGCCTCGACACCCGCGTTCAGCGCCAGAAGATTGGTCTGGAAGGCAATGTCATCGATGACGCCGATAATGCTGGAAATCTGGTTGGACGACTGCTCGATCCGGCCCATAGCATCGACGGCATTGGCGACGACGGATCCCGACTGATGAGCGCTCTGATTTGCCTGGATTGCCACTGCGCGGGCTTCCTCTGCCCGCTTCGACGAATTGCTGACATTGGCGGTGATTTGGTCGAGGGCTGCGGCGGTCTCCTCGAGCGAGGCGGCCTGTTGCTCGGTCCGCTTTGCAAGATCGTCGGCGCTCTGGCTGACTTCGCGCGAGCCGCTGTCGATCGATGCGCCGGCTTCCGCCACGGTTTTCAGCGTTGCGCGCAACTGCTCGACGGTGCCGTTGAAATCGCTTCGCAAAGCCTCGAAATCCGCCGCGAAAGGCTGATCTATCCGGAAATCGAGATTGCCGGCGGAGAGTTGCTTGAGGCCGTCGGCCAGACCGCTGGTCGCCTGGGCCATCGCCTCGGCGCGGACGCGGTCGCGTTCCGCTGCCAGACGCTGCTGGTCTTCGGACTGCTGGCGCTGGACGGTCGACTGATGCTCGACGTCGCGAGCCCGCAGACCATTATCCTTGAATACCTGAACGGCGCGAGCCATGCCGCCGACCTCGTCCTTGCGCTCCGTGCCGTCGACATCCGCGGTCAGATCGCCGTCGGCGAGCCGCGTCATGACGCCGTTCAGCGCCTGCACCGGACGCACCAGCCAGATCTTGATCATCACGAAGCTGACGATGGTGATCATCACCAAGCCGATCAGGACGCCACCGATCGTGGTCCAGTAGATGCCATTCGAGGCGGCAGACAATTCAGCCTTGCGCTTGAGGGACACCGTCGCAAGCTCCTCGACCTTGCCGGCGAACGCCTGTGTCATGGTCCGGAAATTGGGCTGACACTCCGTGAAGAATACTTCCGTTGCGTTCTTGATGTCGATGTAGGTCAGGGCCTTGGAGCCGAGCGCGACCGTTTTCGCGCAGGATTGATCGAGAATATCGACGGCTTTGGCCTTGAGGTCCTTGATGCTGGCATCTTGCGGCAGGTCTGCTGCCGCACGATCCACTAAGCTCGTGAACTCCTGACGCGCCGTGGCGATCTCTTCGAAAGCCTTCTTCTCCTGCTCCTTGTTGGAGGTCAGGAGAATGTCGCTGATCGCAGCGCGCATGGTCTGATAGGTGCGGCTGGCGCGAGCAAGCGATACCGCCGCATCCTCCTCGGCACTGAGGAGATCCGAATAACCGCTATCGACCTTGGTGATCTGATCGCCGGCATAGAAAGCCAAAGCCAATGCGAACAGCCCGAACGAGGCAAGAAGCGCTAGGAATTTACCGGTGATCGAAACGTTCTTCATGAAAGACCCATTTGCAAAGCGTGGCGGGTAACGTGTCTGCGCTCGGGAGAAGAACGAGCTGCAAGTGCGATTCCCGAAATGACGTCATGCCCCTCCCGAGGGCTTGCACGCACCATAACGATGCAAGTTTTACTGTTGGTTAAAACGGATACTCTCTTCAAATAGAGTAAAGGCGGCCACGCAGACGTCACCCGGTATCAAGCCATTCTCCCTGGCCTGCCGGTTGACGCTGTCTCGAAGCAGGCTATAAAGCCTCCTGCAAACCGGATCTGATAGTGAACGCAAGCGCCGACCGACGGCGCCGTGCAAGAGCAACCGCAATCAGATCAGCGCGACGGAAGAGTGTCCGAGTGGTTTAAGGAACCGGTCTTGAAAACCGGCGTGCGGGAGACCGTACCGTGGGTTCGAATCCCACCTCTTCCGCCATTTCCCTTGCCGCAGCATCTTCATTTCTTCCGTAATCTTATGATTTATAACGCGAATACGGTTCGAGACTTGCCTCATCTTGCCCGATTTTGCCGGTCATTTACGGACCATACCCCACTGGAAACCGGGTACTATCCGGGGTATCTTTTACCGAACCTGGGGTATTTGGGAGTCCGGCATGCTTACCGACCTGCGAATCCGGAAAGAGAAGGCTCGAGAGAAGCCTTTCAAGATTGCCGATGGCGGTGGGCTGTTCCTCTATGTCTCGCCATCAGGCGGAAAACTATGGCGATTCCGCTACACCTTCGGGGGAAAAGAAAAGCTGCTTTCGATCGGCGCGTATCCGGATGTGACATTACTGGCAGCTCGCGGCGAACGAGACGACGCCAAGGCGATGCTTCGTTCCGGTAAAGATCCAGGCGCAACGAAGAAGCTCAGGAAGCTCGCCGGTGCTAATGCAGGAGAGACCAGTCTCGAGGCGTTGGCCCGCGAATGGTTCAAACTAAACAAATCTCAGTGGGTGGAGCGGCATGCTGACGATGTTATCACGAGCCTTGAGAAAGATATCTTTCCTGTCCTTGGCAAGGTCCAAATCAAGGATATTACCGCGTCAGACGTCATAGCTGTCCTTCGCCCCATAGAGGCGCGTGGAGCGAAAGATACGGCCCGACGTATCCGACAGCGGATGAGCGCGGTCTTCGTCTACTCGATCTCGACAGGCCGCGCAGAGACTGATCCTGCCGCCACCGTGCAGAAGGCGATGGCGCCATTAAAAAAAGGACGCCAGCCGGCAATTACGGATCTATCAAAGGCGAGAGAAATGCTTGCCAAGGTCGATCGCGAGATCGCGCATCCCGTCACAAAGCTGGCACTGCGAATCCTTGCACTCACGGCTGTACGCCCCGGCACGCTGGCCTCTACTCCTTGGTTCGAGTGGACGGATTTCGACGAGACGCCGCTATGGCATATTCCCGCCGTCCGCATGAAACTCCGACTCCAGTACAAAGAGGACGAGGCGCGCGATCATCTTGTGCCCCTCTCGAGGCAGGCTGTGGAGGCGATTGAGGCGCTACGCCAAGTATCCGGACGAGGCACCCTCGCCTTCCCAAACGCACGCCACGCTCACAAACCTATGTCCGAAAATGCGATGGGGTACTTATTGAACCGGGCGGGATATCATGGCCACCACGTGCCGCACGGCTTCCGCGCAACGTTCTCATCAGTGATGAACGAGCGTTTCCCTGCCGACAAGCATGTCGTCGATTTGATGCTCGCACACGTCCCCAAAGATAAAGTCGAAGGCGCCTACAATCGTGCGATCCATCTAAATCGGAGGAAAGAGTTGGCGCAGGAATGGGCTGACCTGATCGGGGCGGAATTCGTTCCGGCAGCAGATCTGCTGACTGGTCGGCGAAGGTAGGCGGTCACAGGATGGCCGACTGAAGATGCCGTTCGCAAGATGTCACATCGAACATAACAAATTGCTTGCGGTGCCGCAGCTTCCCGCCTCTGATTAGCGACTCAAGAGCTCTGGAGGCGGCAAGTGAGACGGGTATTTGTTAGCCATGCAGTTACCGACAAGAACATCGCTGATCTGCTAGTCGACTTTCTCATGGAGGCGGTTGGTGTGCCGCCGAAGGCAATCTTCTGCTCGAGCCTCCCTGGGTTCGGCGTCCCGCTCACTCACGACTTCAACAAGGATATGAAGGAGCAGATCAACGCCGCAGACCTAGTTATACTCCTCATGACGCCCGCCTACATGGACAGCCATTTTGCTTGATGGAGGTTGGCGCCACTTGGTCCCAGTCGCTGCGTCCACTCGCGATCGTTGTTCCTCCTGTGTCGTTCATTGACGTCACTCGAACAGTTGGTCAGATTCAGGCGTGGGAGATCACAAACCACGCTGGGCTTCAGGAGGTTAGAGAGAGCATTGCTGAAGCTCTGGGGTTAGATGCAACCGAAAACCACATCTTTGATCGGAAGCGCGAACGGTGGAAAGCTGATCTGGAAGTCAGACTTCAATCACTAGCGCCTGCTACAAAAGTATCCGCCTCAGCTTATGCGGTCGCGACTGATGAGAAGCGTGAGATAACAGAAAAGCTTGCCTTAGCTGAGAAAGAAATTGTGGCGCTGAAATCCACGCTAAAAGCGCTGGAATGTCTGCGTCCGGTTGCAATGATCATCGAGGATGAACCTCTCATTGCCCTTGATCTCTCACAAATTCTGGAAGATGCAGGTTTCGTCGTCTGCGGAATAGCGAGGACTGAAAAGGACGCTGTTGAACTGGCTTTACGAACTCGGCCCGACATCCTGATCGCCGACATCCAGTTGGCCGACGGGAGCTCAGGTATGGACGCGGTTCAAAAAATCATCCCTCTTGTTGATTGCTATCCCGTCTTCGTGACGGCGTTTCCAGAACGCCTGCTAAAAGGGCCAAGGCCTGAGCCAGCTAGACTCATTACGAAGCCATTCAGTAAAGACTTGGTCGTGAGCATCGTGAAGAAAGCTTATGCGGATCTAGTGGCCGCGAGGGATCGGCGTAACTCCGCACCCGGCTCATCCTGAACAAGCGTCAACTGCGCTGCGGTCGCTGAACGATCGTAGTCGACAGACCTGAGTGCAGTCCTTGGAAAGTGACGGCCAACGCGTCTGTGGTGACGGTGGTACATCAACGCCGTCAATAAAAAGCCCTCCTAAACGTTGCGGGGCTGGTGGGAGGGCGCCGCCCTGCCCTGCAGTGCTTTTGTCAACCACAGGGAATTTTCCCGTGCCACAACGCAAAAAGGCCGGGGCAATTCAATTGCACCGACCTCCTCTGCTCAGCTTCGTCGTGTGCCAGTACATCCGTGGTCACCGACAGCCAAGCCTGAATGAGATTTAGAGTCGCCGGTCGCCGTGACAAGAGTCTGCGAGTCTTGCAGGCAAAATAATCCCTCACAGAACGAACGAACCGCCCCGCTGGTTAGGCAGGACGGCTTCATTCGGCTGAGCGTAACGAGCTTACTTGCTAGGCGCAGGAGCGCTTGGTGCAGGCGCGGCAGTTGGCGGTGCTGCAGCGGCTGGCGGCGCTGCACCCGTGGCAGGCGCTGTTGTCCCTGCGGCAGGCACGTTGACATTAACGTCCGTGCCGCCTCCACCATTGATGTTGATGACGCCCGAAAACATCAGCAGCGCTCCGACAGCTAGCACGGCGATGATAACAGCCACCGCCCATCCGGCGTTGCTGCTTCGGCCTGTGTTTATAACTGTGGGTCCACGATCGGTCATTCTGTCTCTCCGCGTTGGTCGTGCGGATGTAATGCAGGGCTGCGCCACACGTTCCGGATTCTACCAGTCCTTGTGCATATGGTTAAGCAGTTCGAAGTTCAATCGAGCGGCAATACCGTATGAGGCCGACCTCGCTGGTGTGGTCGCGAGTGGTGCGGCCGGCCTCCGGTGTGGTGGTGAGCACGGCTGGATTCGAACCAGCCTTATCCTGCTACCGTAGTCGGGATAGAAGGCCCGAACGGATACGTGCCCGAAACTTTAGTTGCTGGCCACGCGCTCCTGCTGCCATTCATCAGTGAGCTGCGTCAGCCGGTCACGAAGACCTCCGAGCCTTTCCGAGACCATCTCAGCCGTGCAGCGAACTGCCTCAGGCAGGCGATCGTCCCAGTCGTCGCGGGCGGCGAGCGCAAGGATGTCCAGAACCTTCGCGATATCGCGAATCTCGTTGCCAGCCTCTTCTAGGCCTCGGAATCCTGTGGAAAGTGTGCGAGTCATTGGCGCCACTCCGGAACAGCGACATACCCATCCTGTGCCATCTTTTCGACCTCGCGCGCCTGCGCCGACAGGCACTCAAGCAGCGATTCTGTCGTGAGGTCGACGCCATCGCTAGGGCCGTTGACTCGGTCCCTGCAGATCTCGATGACCCGGATGATCGAAGCGACGCCGATTTCGATATTGGAAAACCGCCGCTCCAGGTCGCGACTGGTATCGGGGGAGACTAGGCTTGCCATCGGTTCGGCAGAGACCGGCTCCATGGCTTTGTAGGTGGCGTCTTTAAGCTCATCGGCTGCGTTTGCCAGTTCTGCGAGGACATGACTTGCTGCGTTGGCCTTTACGGTAGTGATTGCGCCATCGTTCCTGAGTTTCAACAGCAGGGCTGTGATGTAGGCCAAGGCGAGCTCGGCATTGTTCGCCATTGCACAGGCCGGCTCCTCTAGGGCCATCACGCGCTCACGGGGTATCATTTCATTAATCATGCTCGTTACTCCTCGTTGCGTCTGTTCTGTTTTCGTGACAATGTACTGATATCAGCATCATATCGGTGCGTCAATACGAAATCGGTACATTGTCCTGATGAACGCAGTACAGAGCAAGATGGCCCGCGCAGCTATCGGCTGGGGTGTAAGAGAGCTAGCGAAAGAGGCTGGTGTAGCGGTCGACACGATCTCGCGCCTTGAGAGGGGTGAAGAGATTATGCCTCGAACCCTCGCCGCCATCCGCGCCGCCCTAGAAGCAGCTGGTGTCATCTTCATCGATCAGAACGGCAACGGCCCAGGCGTCCGCCTACGCGACAGACAGGCTTGACCGGACCTGGCCGCCTGCAGTAGCTTCCATCAACGCCTTACCAGCGACACCACCACACCACGAGGAGACCAGCAGTAAGCTTTCGGCATCCGTGCCGGCGGCAAAGTTGTTCTTTTCTAGGAGGTGGCAGATGCCCCTGCTTTTGGTTCGTCGTGCCGGCTCCCCGAACTGGTGGCTACAAGGCACCGTTCGCGGCATCAAGGTGTACGAAAGCACCAAAATCGCCGACCTGGAGGCTGCGGAAACGATCAGGATCGTCCGAGAACGCGAGCTCGTTGATGAAAGTATCTTCGGCAAAAAGATAAATGCTACCTTCGAGGAGGCCGCGACGGCCTACCTCAATGGCGGCGGGTCCACGCGTTTCCTATCCAGATTGACCAATCTGTTAGGCCATCGTCCTCTTCGTTCGATAAATCAAAGCGACATTGATTCAATAGCAAAGTTGCTACATCCGACCGCCGCTCTCGAAACACGCAACCGGCAATGCTACACACCTTTCATTGCGGTTTGGAACTGCGCCGTCGACAATGACTGGGCAGAACTCCGGAGATGGAAACGTCCTCGAAAGCTGAAAGGCACGACCGCTCGGAAGCTATCGATCCGAAGCGGGGATAGGCCAGTTGAATATGAGCTCGCGGCCGGATTCGTGAGTAATATGTCACCCGCGCCCGCTATGGTTATGACGGCGCTATTTTACACGGGCATGCGTCCCATTGAGCTCTTCACCCTGGAGCCCGATGATGTCGACGTAGAAAACCGCTGGATTACGCTGCGCCACACCAAAAGCGGTGAACCTCGAGGCGTACCAATCCATGAATTTCTGGTGCCCCTTTTTGCTTCTCTGAAGAAAAGAAGAAGCGATCGATTCCGCCAGCTCATCCGAAGTTACCGAGGCCTGCCATACCACATTCATGAAACAAGGGGCGGCCAGCTACATGGCGCGCTTCGCGGGACACGAAAGCGAATGGCTGATGCAAATAATGAAATATCCAAAATCAGCCCGTACACAGCACGCCACACGGTCTCGACACAGCTGGTGATCAACGGCGTGCATTCGCACATAAAAGACCAGATCCTCGGCCATGCGGTGGACGATATGAGTCGGAGGTACACGCAGGTCCCAAGACCGCCACTGATTGAGGCCATCAACACTCTTCCGGTCCCGCAGGCTTGGCGCGACTTGCACTGGTGGGACGACCCTCTGACGGCAGTGAGCACTCATGTGAAGTGGGGCAGGAAATGACGCTGCCGACTGCGAGACTGCTGACGAAGACTCAAGCCGCCCAATATTGCGGCCTCTCTGTTGCGACATTCGGTGGCACATGCCCAGTTCGGCCCATCTCTCTTGGGCATGGAGTGAGGATGCAGCGGTACGACGTCCGCGACGTTGACAAATGGATTGACAGCTTCAAGGAAGACCAACCGGAACGAACAAAACTTGCGGACATACTCTTAGCAAAAATGGATAGACCCACGAGACTGGAAGACAGGTACCTGAAGGTTCTGCGGTACATGAGCGATCATCCGGAGTGCGACACGTCAACCGATATCAGGGGGGCCGGCGATCATACATTAGAATTGCTGGCCGAGAAAAAGGTTATTGAGCATCTTGGCGAGGATGGTCGCGGTCGCAGGCGGTATAAACTTTCCAACTACGGGAACGAAGAGCTGCGTAAGATGATGGACTGGGAAAGAAGGGCGGCACCATGAACGACGCCCTCTCCAAACTTCCTCTCTTCGCGACAGACCTCGAGATCGCGATAGCGATTGTCGGGAAAGCCCGAGCCTCCGAGTGGAAGCGCAATGTCCTGCCCGTCATCGAAGCTCGGGGGTTCCCTAAGTACGACCATCTGCACGGCGGGCGGCCGGTTCCGCTAATCCGGCGTTATTACGATTGCTACCTGGGTCTGGCCCAGCCGATTCATGCCGCAGGTCCGGATGGCGAAGAGCGGTTGGGCCAGTGGACCAAGAGCAGGCGGAGCCGGACTAAAACCAAGTGGGGTGATCCATGACAGACGCCCCTCGCCTCATCGGTCGGAAAGGAGCTGCCGCTTATTGCGGGATTACGCCAACCTGCTTCTCGATGTGGGTCGCCAGCCACAAAATGCCGACAGCTATCCCTGGGACGCGCAAGTGGGACAAGAAGGCAATCGACGCCAAACTTGACGAGATCAGTGGGCTGGTGACGAATCAGAAAGAAGATCCCTATGATAAGTGGATGCGCGAGCATCCCGATGACTGACGCGGCTTGACTCCCCACGCACCCTGAACAAAGATAGAACAAACGTTCAGGGGTATCCGCCATGCCGCAGCAGCAGTCCACCGTCCCACCGCAGCTTAGTGATCTTGCCTGGGCTGTCGAAGCCGAACTTGCCTTCCACGACGACGACCCGAAAGCCGCCATTGCTGCTCTGATCGAGGACCGGCGTCGACTGCACCGCGAACTGGCGCTGGCCGACGCGGCATTGAGCAGAGGTTACACCCGGGGATGGCGTTCGCGACATGGATGATGTGCGGGCGGCTGTATTGGACCGACTGGGCGAGTTGCCTACGGAGGCGAGCCTGTTTGAATTCGGCCCGTTGGTTTTGGCTGGGTATGATCAGCACGCCGTGGTCAATGTGCTCTTCAAGCTGGCGGAGGAGAAGGTGATCGATCTGCTGCCCGACAATCGGTTGCGGAGGCTGAAATAGCCTGCAGATCTGCACATTGCTGCCAGCCGGCCTTCTGTCTTACTTTCCATGAAAAAGGAGGACGCAATGACGAAAGACCAGATTCCTGAGTTCGTGCAGGAGCTCGTCGATGTTGGATGCGAGATCACAGCTGTGGTTGGTGTCGGGTACGTTTTCGGCGACGCGGACCTGCCGGAGGAGCGATACGGAGAGATCGCGCCGGAGCTCAGCCGCATCGCAACTAAATACGGCGAGCGCGGCCATCTGTTGAAAGAGATTACTGAGTATCTCATCTCCATTGGGAGGTGCTATCCGCCGCCGGTTAGGCATTGAGGGTGGAATCGCCTTTACCTCTCTCGGAACTATCCCTAGTGCGGCCAAGCCTCGCCGAAGACGAGGCGTGTCCTATCTGCCCGACAAGCTTGTGAGGAGCGGCATGAATCAGATCGAGGATCCAAAAGTAGCGCTTGCTGAAATAGCTCAACAACTCGCTGCACTTGCAGCGGTCGCGCGCGAACTTTCGAGCTAGCCGCTGTTTGATTTTGACCCGCCAGCAAACAACAATGATCCCGAGGATCGGAACGTGGAAGCTAGCCCTTCTTCGCCGGCCTAGGCGGCATGCCTTGTCGACGAGCGAGTTCTATTTCGATTGCCGCTCTGATTAGGTCAAGCCTGGTCTCGTCTGCCTGGACCATTCGATCAAGGCCGGCGAACATCTCCGCGCTTAGGGGCAGCGTCAGTCGAACCGGATACTCTTTTTTTCTGCCTACCCCTGAGCCGGCCTTGTCTTTAACCATGTCCCATCATTTCGTACATACGATATTGCGCCTTCAGCGTGATTGCACTTGTATATCGTATATACGATTTACGGAGGGTTAAATGCTGATAGGTGAGGAAAAGGTCTTTGCGCAGGCCGCGGCCAGCTACATCGATCATGGCGGCGAAGCGAAATTCCTTCCCAGAATTACCGAATTGATCGGCGACCGTCCACTGTCCAGCATCTACCCCTTCGACCTTCAGCAGATGGCGAACGCCCTTTATCCCCATCAGAGCAATGCGACGAAGAATCGGCAAGCCCTGATGCCGGTGAGCGCCGTGATCAACCACGCATATGACAGAGGCTGGTGCAGCCTGATACGGCTGAAGCGGTTCAAGGAGGAAAAGCCGAAGCGACGGCCGGCGGCGACGTTGGAATGGATGATCCTATTCCTCCGCCAGTGCAAGATCGACAGGCTGCCCCACCTGGCTGCCCTGGTCCTTTTCATGAACCGAACGGCGGCCCGGATCAGCGAGGCAGTCAACGTTCGATGGGACGACATCGACCTCGTAAACCGGAAGGTGATTCTGCGGAAGACGAAGACGGGTAAGAACTCTGTCCGGCACCTGACCGACGACCTTATCGCCAAGCTTTACGAGCTGCGCAACAACCACGAGGAAGGGCCTTTCAAATACAGGTGCCGGCACAGCGTTAACGAGCGCCTGAAGGCTGTCTGCCGGCGTGCAGGAATCCGCTACCTTCCAAGCCATTACGTCGGACGAAGGGCATACGCGAAGAACACGGTCGCCCTTGGCATCGACACGAAGAGCGCAATGGACGGCGGCGGATGGGTTAGCTCGAAGGTCTTCCTTGAGATCTATGTTCAAGGCGAAGATGGCGGTAGGGTCGTCGCCGAGCGGTTTAACTCACACAGGTATGACCTGGAGGCCTAAGCAATGACGACAAAAGGCAAGCTGATCGTGCTGGCGGCTTTTGCGAAGAATGATGACGGGGAATTGGTGCCGGCGTTTGATCCGCGTCAGGTCGACACGGAGGAGCGGGCGAGGCGCGAGGCGCGCATGATGGCCGACCAGTATGTCGGCGTCGTTGCCTGGAGCCGCGAGGCGGATCCGGCGATCGGAGAATACGGTCCGCCCGTTATCCTATTTCAGGCAGGCGAGATACCGGACCTGGAATGAGCGGCGAGACTGAAACATGACGCACTGCAGGCTGTGCCTTCAAGATCGCCGTTTGATCAAGGCGCACATTATTCCGCAGAGTTTCTTTCCTATGTCTGTGGACGCGGCCCGGATCCTTTCACCTGAGGATTACCCTAGGAGATCGCAAGCTGGTATATATGATCCTAATATCCTCTGTGCAGAGTGCGACGGGAGACTAGGCGAACTCGACCAACATGCTGCAGAAACGCTGTTGCGGAGTAATCCGAATACATTTGGTGACGATCAGGGGCCTTTAGTCAGAGCGTATCCGAATGCCGACCCCGAGATAATTCGCCTGTTTGCCATCTCGCTTGCGTGGAGAGCCCATCACAGTTCGCATGCCATGTTCTTAGGAGTCTCATTAGGGCCATATGAAGCGCTCTTCAAAACAGAACTCGACCGCGGTCCGCGACCGAAGGAAAAGACCCCGGCATTTGTGGCAGAATTTGACCGGACTAAAGTGCCGGTTCATTCGGCATTGACTGTTAGGATCGATGGACTGAAGTGGGTCTGCGTTTATGCGGCTCACTTGATGTTCTATGTGAGGGTAGATAAGAAACCCGTCACAGACGATTTATCATCCTTTAATCTTGCCTTGAGCCCAAAGCTGATGACGCTCCTCCAACCATGGATCGGATCCGGAGAAGCAAAGCGAGCGATCGAGATAGTCGACGCTGGCTCGCACAATAGGAAGCTCGTGAACCAATGGCGAAGGCAGCGTCTGGTCACAGACCATCCGCTGTAAGCTCGCTCACTGAGGCTTGCTGCAGCTCCGCATTCTTCATTACCGCTGCATCAAGCCGGTCCTGGCCTTTGCTGAGGCTGTTGTAGAAGAGGGCCCCTCCCGTTGCGAGGACCGTGAAGCAGACGCCGGCCGCTGCTGATATGACCGGCCACTGCCTCTTGCTATTGCTGCGCAGCTCGTTGGACAGCGTCCCGAGGCTGATATTGACGCTCTGGAAACCGGTGTTCATGTTCGATCTGAGATCGACAATGTCCTTGCCCTGGTTCTCGACCCGCTCGGAGAGGCGGGCGTACTGCGCCATGGGGTCGAAGCCGTTTCCGTTGGGCAGGTCAGTGTTCCCGTTCGCCATGAATCCTCATGCCCTTCAATGCATCAGTCAAAGAAAAAGCCGCCCCGGAGGACGGCTTGGCAAGTGTCAGAAAGTGGTAGTGCTTCAGTTCTCAAGCGATGCAGAATGTGTCCGTGGGCCATATCTAGATCACGGCAATGCCGTCAGCCGGCAAGCCTGGCTCAGCTTCAAGAATCCGTTCCGTCGTCTCAGAAGAATGCGAAATCGCTGGCGTCGAGTTGGTTCGGTAGGATATTTGAGAAGAAGATCTGATCCGATCCTATGGTCAGCACTGTAGAGCTACCACCAGCAAAGTAGCTCAGGTGGGCCTGAACGTCGGCGAAGCTGCTGATGCCGCTAACTTGAAGGGCCAAGGTATCGGCGCGGCTTCCGGCAACGAAGTCGTCGAGAATATCCGTGCCATCCCCGGATTTGTAGACGAAAACGTCGCTGTCATTGCCGCCGTACAAGATGTCAAACCCTGTCCCGCCAAAGATCATATCTTCACCGGAGTCACCGAAGACATAGTCGTTCTCCTGACCGCCATCGACGTAGTCATTGCCGAAGCCACCGGCGAGGACGTCGTTTCCGAGTTGGCCGAATAGGCTGTCGGCATCCAATCCGCCGTCAATTGTATCAACACCACTTCCCCCGGTTATCTGATCGCTACCTATTCCGCCGATTAGCGTGTCGTTTCCATTTCCGCCATCAAGGATGTCATTACCTCTGCCGCCATCCAGGACGTCGTTTTCGGTCCCGCCGTACATAGTGTCGACACCACCGCCACCCTCTAGGTAATCGGCTCCGCTCCCTCCCTCGAGGCGATCAACGCCAGAACCGCCATAAATGGTATCGGCACCGTCACCTCCGTAAAGGCCTCCGGCTGCGGAGGTCGAGTTGCTGCCTGCCCCAGCCGTAAAAACGGCTGTATAGGTGTCATCGCCATCGCCGCCGTAGATGATGTCATCACCTGACCCGCCGTATATGCTGTCTGATCCCTGCCCGCCATCAAGCCAGTCTATCCCGTTATTGCCCTCTAGCCTGTCATTTCCGAGGCCGCCGTACATATAGTCGACGCCAGCGCTAGAGACAGACAACAGCCAATCATTTCCGCCGCCCCCGTAGAAATCACCGGAGTCGCTGCCGGTATATATGTAGAGGGTATCGTTACCCTCGCCACCATACAAGTGACTGAATACGCTGGAGTAAAGGTAATCTTCCCCATTGCCACCGTACATGTCCGAGTAAGTGGATCCGCCTGCTACATTGTTATTGTCGTCTCCATAGTAAGTAGCCATTTCGCGTTCTCCCCTGCGTTATTGGCTGACATTTACTTGAGTACTGTATCATTAAGAGAAAATTAGGCAATTCAACTGGCGCCTACGGGAGCAATGAATCTGCACCCAGTTGGACAAAGCACTCGCTGGCTGAAATTTGGAGTGGACACGGGAGATTGGCTGAGAAGCCACACGCACCCGGGCGCAGGAAGAGCCGCCACACTCTGGACACGACAACCGCTCAGAACGTCAGGAGGTGGTCTGGGTTTTAGCGCGCGGGCACCGGCGTTCAACACAACAATCAGGTATTCTATGGCTTTTGCTCAACTCACATTCGCTAACCGCACCGACAAGTTTCCTGTCTATATCAATCCCGACCATGTCGTTGCGTTCTATACGAGCGGAGCCTCAGGCACGCTTATCTTCACTGCCGGTCCAGACAAGGCACAAGAAATCCTCGTCGCCGAGCCCGTTGACGCTGTGGTTCGCTTGCTGAAGTCCGCCCAGTGAAACCAAATGCGGCGCGGCTGGGGGCTCAATTTTAATCAAACGCGGCGTACCTGACATCGTCTGCATCAAATAAATCGCAGATTTTTCGGAGGGCTCGCCTGGGTTATGACGGGCGAGCCCTCTCGATTAACGTGTACCCACGTTGAGCAACGCTAAACAAAAATGAAGTCGCTGGCGTCGAACTGGTTCGGCGTGACATTGGCAAAAAAGAGCTGATCGGTTCCGACTTGGATGTAGCTCGCGTTGCCTGCCGCGTAGAAGCTCATATGTGCCATGACATCCTCGAAGCTGGTCAGTCCTGTCCCTGACAGAGCCACTGCGTCAGCCTGACTGCCGGCAACGAAGTCGGCGATGATGTCCGCACCATCGCCTGCATGGAACAGGAAGACATCACTGTCATCGCCACCATACAGGACATCGTTGCCGACACCGCCGGTTACCAGATCTTCTCCGTCACCGGCCAGAATGTAGTCATTCCCGGCCGCGCCATCGAGATGGTCGTTGCCGTCTCCGCCTGAGATGGAGTCATTGCCGTCCCCGCCACCAATGATATCCCGACCGCTTCCGCCATCGATGGTGTCGATGTCGGAGCCACCATCGATCGTATCGTCACCGGCGCCTCCGATCAGCGTGTCGTTGCCCGCTTGACCGACAATGAGGTCATCGCCATCACCGCCGTCAAGATAGTCATTCCCGGTATCGAGCAACGCGTTCTCACCCAGACCGGTTGTTTCTGGCGTAACTACCACGGAGTACGGCAGCATTGCGCCGTCGAGCCCGTTGTACTGAAGCCGCACGGTGTCATAGTAGAGAAGATCGAGGGTTTCCGGAGTGCCACCATAAAGGGTATCGTTAGATTCTCCCCCAAAAATGGTATCGTTCCCAAAGCCGCCAAAAATCGTGTCATATCCGCCGCGCGCGTCGATCCAATCATCGCCAGAGCCAGCATTTACCTTGTTATAACCACCGCCTGCGTGGACGACGTCATTGCCTGCGCCAGAGAGAATGACGTCTCCTGGGGTTGAATAGCCGCCGAAAATATCAGTTATCCAGCCTCGTTCGTCGTTCCAGTACGAGTCTCCGAAAACGATGTCATCGCCTGCATTGGTCACGATAAGGTCTTGGTTAGGCCCCCCGTAAACGATGTCATCACCAGACGCCGTGACAATATAGTCTTTCCCGTAAAGGGACTCCACATAAGCGGGATCCGAGCCGATAGAGCTCAGGTCAAAAATCTCGCCAAATGGTGTCTTCACGTAGTCCAGGCTTCCTCGATATGCATGAACAGTGATCGCTGGCATTGCTACCTCCTCCTGGTTTGTTGCCGAGGTGAAGATACTCTCAATTCAAGGTAGCGGCATCAGTATATTTTCGAGCCGCCCCGGCTACCAATGTCCTACGGGTGGCGGGCAAGAAGGTGCATTGACCTTCGCAGATGTGGTCCGGGCGATAAGGCGCCGTGATATGGTTTCGTACATCGCGGGATAAGCGCCGATTAATATGGAACGACTTCGTCTTCTGGTTGTTGATAACGTCACGGCGGTGGAACCTGTACCCGCTGCCAAGCAACGCACCGCTGTCGTGACGCCCTCAGGCGCGAGCACCGCAAATGCCCATCACCGAAGACCACAGGAAGCAGCTCTTTGTCGAGGGGTCAAAGGCGGCTTCGCTCGGCCAGAGCAGCATGGCGTGTCCATATTTGCGAGACATTAGCACCGAGCGATATTACGCTTGGTTTGCTGGATACAGATCGATCATCAAGTAGTCCTTCGGCCCCTAGAGCCCTGGCACCAGTGGTTAGGTACCCGATGTGTCAGATTGGTGATTAACTGCGGGTTTAATCACTCAGGCCAGCGCAGAATCTGGCCACCCTGGCGATATCACGCGCTGGTATTCCGCTTCAGGAGCCCCGTAGGCTCTGCCAGCCAAAGCCCGCAACTTCGACCGGTCTCGTACCTTGATCAGCGCGCGCTCCGCGGTGATTGCCTGCTTTCCCTCTAAAACATGAAGCGCATCGGTGACGCTAGGGCGCCTGACACCAAGCATCAGGCTGAGAAACTCGTGAGTCAGAGGCAATTCTCCACCCACGCGGTCCTGTGACATGAGCAGCCATCGGGCCAGACGCTGTTCCACCTTATAGCGGCCATCCGCTAGCGCTGTTGCAGCAATCTGGATCATGAAGACATGTGCAAAGCGCAGAAGCAGTGAAGAGAAGGCCGGGGTCGCCATCATAGCTTGCTTCAGGTCCGTGGATGCGATCCGAAGTGCCGACGTACCAGCTTGCATGAAGCTGCGGTGAGGCGACTGGTCAACACCTAGTACCACCGGTATCCCCGAAAACCCCTCATAACCGATGCATCCAACCTCTATGCGATGCCCATCAGCATTTATGGCGATCTCGGATGAGAGGCCTCGGTTGAAGAAATAGACATGCTTGATAGGCTGCAGAGGTTCGAAAAGCACGTCACCCTGCTTAAGGTCCACGGGCTCCATGAGAGGGTCTAAAAAGGCCATATCCGCGGAGGAAAGCTGCTTCAGTAGATGATTGTGGGTTGCGATCATTAGCCCCAGTCTCCAGCAAGGTGGTGGCCCTTAAAGAAGAACTCACGATTTCGTTCCTAGACGTCCTGCTTTAACACACATTGGGCGAGGTGCGGCTTTTGTTCTAAAACGCACAGAAACCAAAGGCATCTTTGGCGGTTATGATGGCGGACAACAAGGGAACAACGTCAATGCCCCTCTTTTATGCTCACCTCATGACTGATGGTAAATTGCTGGAAGACCCAGATGGAGCAAGCTTCCCCGACCTTCAGGCTGCCATAGACGACGCCCAAGAAAGCCTCCGGGTCCTACTTGGAGATCGGATAAAAGCTGGCGATGTCAGGCCTCTTGTTCAGGCTATAGAAATCCACGACGCCACAGGCGCTGCCATGGCAACTGTTACCATGAAAGAGGTCATCGACCGCGTTGTGCTGCCCTTAGCGAGATGATATGTGGTTAGGGCGGTGGGTACGATCCGGAGTGATCGCCAAATCCATCAAAATCGGCATGAAAGCCCTGAGGAATATGCCAGTTCGGTGATCGCCAAGGTGACTCGGGAGCGGGGTCCGCTTCCGGCCCATTGCTGACATTGCTACACGAGCCTCACCGACTCATATTTCGTTCAGCGTCCCGGAAAAGCACAGCAACATAGCGCTTAAATCCAAGCCGCTCGGCTGCTTGGTCCAACCTTTTCCGTATCGTGTCCGCTGGTATCCCAGACGCAATTCCGGCGGGCACGTTGTGGAATACGTCTGCCAGCGTCTGCGCCTCACGTAGATTGTCGCATGCCCTGATTTCAATTAAGGCATCGCTCAGCGTCCGCAAAAGAAGTTCGTAATCCGCGTATTCGTTTTGCACGAGATCCTACAAGTTTCAGGTGGTTAGGGAGCGGGTTGGGTTAGGCGCCCGACGCGGGAGTCGGCCAGACACCAGTTCATGCCGTTCCAGAGTTCGCTCAGTTGTGGTCATGCATCAACGGCGAGTAATTGCGGTCCAAATACGCCACAGCACCCAGCCAAGCGCTTGGCCGATAAGTCCGCCTCCCAACAACGGGACTACAATTGCAGACAGCATGAAAGCCGGTATGCCGACAAAGAGAGCCAGCGCTTTGAGATCTTCGTTTTTTGTGCAGGTATCGCCAAAGGCACATCCCGTAAGTGCGGCGGTTCCCACGGTAGCCAACAGAACTTTTGCCATCAGCCATGTTGCTCGACCATTAAAACTGCCCTTGGAAAGCTGGTAAATAGTTATGGCTGTGCTCGGCAAAGCGACTAAAGCCGTCGCTACCGTCACTGTTAGAATGTCGTCGTTGGCCATCGTCTTACCCCTAGCTTCGCGACACAGGGTAACCCACCGCCAGTAAAATTTTAGTACCGAACACTGTCCGGCTTCTGGCACTAAGCCACCACCCGGAATCCCTCGTGACTCGGGTGCGGGGTAAGTCATTGATCTGACTCACGAATTTGGAATATCCCCTTTATATCCGACCCCGCTTTTAAGTCAAGGCCGGTGACAGCCACGCAGAATATTCTCCCGCTACAAGCAGGAGATCAGCAACATGGCCGGACGGAAGCCCCTCGACGTAAAGACCATGAACGTAAGGCTTTCACCTATGGCGATGGAGCGGATTGACGAACTGATGGGGCCAGGCCGTCGCGCTCTATTCATTCGAGAGGCGGTCGATCATGCCCTTGCGCTGGCCGCGATGCTGAAGAAACAGCGCGGAGAAGCTGAATAAGCGATATCGGTAATACCCCGCACAAGTGGTTAGGGCGATGGGGTCACCAGCCCTTCGAAGCTTTCAGCGCGATGAGGTCCGTCGCGATCGCCGCCTTGGCCACTGACGTCAGGTGCGTGAGATCGCCCTGCAGGCAGCTTGGCGGGATGTTGCCGGCGGCGACCGCCGCGAGATCCCCGGCCGAACCGTCCGACAGACTGGCAAGCTTGGCCTGCGCGTCGTAATAGTTGGCCGGATAGGCGGCGGCAATCGCGTTCTGCAGCACTGTCGTCGCCGTGTTCTTGTCCGAAGCGTTGTTGGCGCGGCGGCAAGGCGGGATGATGATGAACCGGGAGTGGCCGGCGACCATCGTCGCATATTTCGCCATGTCTTCGGCGATCGTGCCGTATCCGTTGGCGTCACCGTCCCAATGCAGCAGAATACCACGGTGCAGGCCAGGGTTGGCTTGCCAGCGCGCAACCTGCGATGAAAGGTCTGTGCCCCCCAGAGCGGTCGTGAAGATCGGCGACGAGGCCGTACCGAGCGCCAGGGACAGCGACACACCGCCGACACCTGCCAGGGCCATATAGCTGTCGCCTTCGCCATACCACACATCGCTCGGGATGCGCTCGCTGGCGAATAGCGTCACCTTCGAGATCGCCCCGTCCCACGTCTCGCCGGTGTTTGAGCGCCCGACACGGAAAACCGAAAGGCCTGGCGCAACGCCGGTCACATCGTTCACGGACGGGTTGGCGTCCAGACGGGCAGCGTAGCGGTGCGTTGCCGATGTGAACTCGACCTTATGCGCCTCTGAAACGGCGACCGCGCCAAGATCCAGGCTGGCAGCCGCGCTGCCACCCAAGGTGTCGATCACCCTCAGGTGCAGATCGGTGCCGATCTCAGTCCGGACCCGGTTGCGTGCGCCGTTGTCGTCGATCTGGAGCACGACCTTCGCCGCGGCGACGGCCGGCGGGGTTGTGAATTCGATTTCGCCCGAGACGCCCAGATAGTTGAAGCCTGCGAAAGGAGTGGCTTCCTTGACTGAGAAATCGTCGCCAATCGCCGTGCCAACTGCGGGATTGGCTCCGATCAGCAAATTGACGTAACTGGTGGCCGCCTCTGCACCGAACGTGTTCGAGGCCGAAACCGGTGCAGTGCTGGTCGCGGAAGTAAGGCCATTGCCGGCCGGCGTTCCCGTCGAAGAGCCGGGCGAGACAGCGACGTTGTTGACCGCCGTTCCCCGGCGATAGGTGGCCGACAGGCGAAAAGCTTTCCCAAGCGTCGTCAGCACCGAATGCAGTGCCCGTGGCGAACTGCCGGAGTTGCCATCGAGGACGAGCTCTCCGGAGACGACCGACACAAGTCCGCCGTTGGGCGAAGACCAGCCCGTCACGCCGTCCGAGAGGTCGCCGTTGACCAGAAGCTCTGGCGCATCGGGCGCGACATAGGGGCCGACCGTGCGCGTGATGCCGGACTTGCTGCCGCCGATCGCCGCAAGCAAGGCGGCTTCCGTCGCATAGGCCACCCCGTTGAACCATCCGCGATCGTTCGCCGCATCGAGCACGAAGATCGCCGGGGCGCCTGTAGCATCGAGGGGAACCCATGCCGGCACCCCCGCTCCCTTAAACGGGGAGGAAATCCCAGCATAGAAAGGCTGTGAGAATATAGGCTGGAACAGGGGCTTAAGCACTGAACACCCCGCACGACACTCCGGCCGCACGACTTAACCTGTACGTGCCAGCAGCGGTGATGCTAACGGCGGGCCTTGCTCCGGTCAGCGAACCAACGGCGAAGTATTCACCGGAATCTGCCTTAAGCTGGATATCGACTCTGGCGCCGTTGCCCACACCCGGGCCGGCAGCATCTTTGAGGCAGACGGTCACCGGAGTGTTGGCGGCGACAACGAGATCGGAAGAGTTTGCCGCGGTCGTGCCAGTGGCAAGAAGTTCTGTGATAGCCATGGCGGCCTCCTTGGATTTTAGGTGCGACTAACCGGAACGGGCTTGGTCTGGTTTTCGACGACGCGATTGACGCGCACGACCATGTGGTCCACCGCCGCTTTCACGCCGTGGATCGCGTCCATGATCTCGTCTTTTGTCTCGCGAAGCCCCTGCTTGGAGACGTAGAACTCGGCTACATGCAGGCGGAGGGTGGCGAGGTCGGCTCGCACGTCGGCGGCTTCCTTGGCGGCCAGCGTGGCTTTCTCAATGGCTTCAGCCTTGGCGCGGTCAACGCGGCCTTCGATCCTCCACCAGACGCCAGCCACCGTGCCGAGCAGGCCGAGGAAGAAAAGTACCTGCTCCCAGGTGATAGCGCCGGTCATGCCTTGATCCCGCAAAGCTTCGCGAACTTTTCGTTCTCGGTCAGAATCTGTCGCTTGGTGCCTTCAGACATCTGGTCAATGACTGAAGGACGAATGGCACGCGCGACGTCGCAGTAGTTACCGCTTGCCGTCACGCATCCACTTAGACAAAGCAGCGTCAACGTCAGTGCCACCCATGTTTTGAATCTCATCTTCTACGCCCTTTGCCTGCTTGACCGCTTTCGCGTCTGCCTTTGCCCGCTCCGCTTCTGCATCGGACTTGCCGTCTGAGCGGCCATAAAAAAAGGCTCCCGCGACGATCGCGAAAGCCACGCCGACGGCAGCAAGCCAACCGGACGCCCTGCCCCAAAGGGCAGCAAAAAATAGTGTCATCCGTTGCTCCTTACGCGCCGCACGAGATACCAGAGGCCGACGCCAACGCCTGCGACAAGCGCAATGGCAAGAGCCCACTGTAGCGGACCACTGCCGGCGAATAGTGCGCCCCCTGCGGACAGAAGCCCGCCTAGCGGCCCCCATGCTTCTGGCTTCTTGAGGATTTCCGGCAGGCCAACGCTTTTCTGGTCGGCCTTGGCGGAAGCCTCGACCGGAGCGTCAACCGTCTTTGGCTTCGGTCCAGCCGGGGCGGCCAGCCTCAGTGCATTGCCGACGACGCCAGGCTGGTCTTTCCACTTCTTAAGCGGATCCTTGCCAGTCACCCGGATCGTCCATCCGCGACCGTTCGGGCCAAAGCCTTGCTTGCCGCCGAGCGAACGCAGGAACCGCATCCGCTCTTCGCAGAAGGCGATAATCAGCATGCGCACGCCGCCAGGATAAGCCCCTACAGCGGCGACGGTCTGCTCTCCGCAGTGTCCATCAATCTCGCCCTTGTAGGCGCCTGCGGAGGCCAGCACGGCCTGCAGCGACTTGATGGAACGGGTAGGTCCGCTGTTCACACCGAAGTCGAAGGCCGCATAGTCGAGACCAGCCGGCAGAACATCGCCGCCGGCCTGCCCCCAATAGGAACGCTGATAGATTGCAGTCGCTTCGGAAAGCGTCAGCGCCATTACTTGCGCGGCGGTGACCGACTTCACGCCGCGTGATGCGGCCAAGGTCTTGTGGGTAATCCCGTATTTGGTCGGGCCGCCACTGTCCGTCTTGGAGTCGGAATAGCCGCCCTCGTGGCCGAACATCAGGTCCAGCGCGATTGGTAGGGTTGCCTTAGCCATCGTGGCTCCGTCAGTTGGTAGGCGCGCGAAAGCCGCCCGGCGGGTGTGGGTGTGTTTTTAGGAAGTGCGCAGTGCAACTTTTAGGAATGGACTCTGATGTCCACGACACCTGGAGTCGCCGTTAGGGACGCCTGAGCACCGCCACCTCGGCAGCCAAATTGTCGTTGGCGGCCTTCAGTTCCTGAACAGCCTTGATCAAGATGGGAATGAACTGCTCGTAGCGCAGCGACTGCTGGCTGTCTGGGTCGTCTTTGTCGGCCAGCACATGGCCGCCGAAGTCTACGCCGTTGAGCGCCTCGAGAACTTCCTGAGCAATCAGACCGAAGTGCTGGCGTTTGCCGGGGACTTTGACCTCGACAGGACGCTGAACCACCTTTGTGACGGTCTGCATCTGCGGTACGAGTCGGACGGCTTCCTTGCCCTTGGCATCGATGTACGGAACCCGATCGCAGACCGGCTCGCCATTGGCGTCGAGGATGGCTTCCTCAACTTCGACCTCTTCGTCGACCATCTGGATTTCCGTGCCGCCGTGCAGAAGCTTGTAGGCTTTCGGACGGAGAGCCAGGATGAAGTCCAGACCAAGCGGGGTATCGATGATCTCGGTCTTCAGCCGGCGGTCCGAACCGACGGTGACAGCGTTGACGGTGTAGATGTTCGACCACCGGCCGACGGTCGCCGCACCAAGCGTGTAAGCGTTGTCGGCGCCCGGGATGACCCCGGAGTTCGCCGCGTAGACCCGAACCGCGCCGCCTGTGGACAGACCGACCTGATCTGCCCCTAGGCGGTACAAGCCCGTGTCTGGATCGAGCAGGAAACTGTACGCCGGAGAGCCCTGGGTGCCTGGCTTCGTCAACACGTGCCCGGATCCATCAATCCGATAAATCATTTTCGCCGCATCACGGTCCTCGCAGAACGTCATAAGGTTCTGCCAGAGAGCGCCGGTTGCGGCTTTGGATTGATCGGCATGGAAGGCTGAATAGACGCCACCAATTTCAGCCTCTGTCCAATATCCGTAACCCGTGCTGATGGACGGCCCACCTGGGCTTTCCACTCCGAAATTCACAATTGACTGAATCCGCTGTGCAGTCGCGCCGGTATTATCGATCTTTTTGACCGCAGTCTCTACTCCCACACCAGCGCCAGTGGAACCTCCGACCTTCTCCAAATCAACCAGGATGCCGCCGGCATCGCCTAGTTGGCTCTGACCGACGAAGATCTCGAGGCCGTCGATCTCGCCTTGCGTGGGGTTGGTGTAATAGTTTTTCTTCGAAACCGAAAGGTACGCTGCCAAGTCCGCATATGCGGGGCCATTGGTACCGCTGCCCTGCACCTTGCGGTCGACGGCAAATGTCGCACGAGAACCATTGAATAACGCATCGTCCGCGCTGGAGAGGCGGTAGGCAGCGAGGAAAGGCCCCCCGTAAAGCCCGTTGTCCCAGTTTTGGGTTGTTGTTGTAGAGTGGGAGGTGATGCCACCGTCAGCATTGGTCTGCGCGGCGGTAGCGAGCGTATCCTCGATCTCGGTGGACCACACCTGTGCCTCTTGCAGGCTAGGGCTGCGTGGGACGCCCAACCCATCAGTAGGCGCAAAGACTTCTTCGCCGACCTTGGTCAAAACGAGCGACATTTAGAATTCCTTTTGAGTTGTTAGAAATCAGCCGCTAGTGTCGGGCTCAGAGCCAGAAAAGTTGCGGTAAGTGCCGCCAGTGCCATTGCTCGTATGCGTCTGAAGGCGCCACTCTACGTCACCTCCGGTCGAACCGAATGAGACAGAGTCCGTGACAAGGATGCTTGTCCCAGGGCGAGCACTCAACTGGCTGATAAGTGACCAGACGCTGAAACTGCCTGCCGTTGGTTTTGTCCGGCGCTCAAGGCTGATATATGCCGCCCTGAGTTCCGACACGGAAATATTGGCAGCAAGCGAAGCGCCGTCGACGCCGCCAGAATCCAGCGTTGGTGTTCCGCAGGCCGTATTGTCTGTAGCGACAACCAACGAAGCCGCGGCTGAGAAATAAGAGCCATCATCGCCATTGAACACGCGCACTCGAGCGTCAATGGTCTGCCCAAGCAAGTCGGCAGTTGCGTAGGCCAGCGTCTCGCCGACCTCGGTCATGCCTTGCCATGGGTTCGGCAAGCCGAGAGAATAGCTCCGGTAGTTGGCCTCGGTCGTGTCGAAGTCCTGAGCAGGCAAAGCATAGGTAATGCGGACTTCCTTACCGCCACCTGGGTAGGTGATTTGTATGGTCGAAGTCGGCGGATTGGGAGTGATAAGATCCGTCTCGAACCCGAAATCAGGAATGATCTCCGGCGCTACCGCTTCATCTGACACAGGATTCCATGCCGGCAGCGAAGGCCAGACGAAGAAAGGTATCTCGACCATGCCCTGATCGTCGTTGATGCGGGGCGCCTCCATCCGAACCGGCAGGACGTCGCCAAGATCCGGAAGCGTGACTGATGCGCGAAGAAGACCCCATGCCGCAAGCCCGACCATGTCAGCATTCAGCACGCCGGTATCCGCCCTCGCCTGCGCAAACTTCCGACGCGCGATGCGTTGAGCCTGGCTTGCAGAGGGGCAGAATGTCAGATCAATGTCGAAGTATTTTGGCCCGTAGCGGGTGATCTCATCCTCGACGAATGCCCAACTTACGCTGGCCATGTCGATCTCAGCGGACTCGTAGTTTCTCTCCGGCGAATAGTAGTTAACCCGGCAGATATTCGGACGCTCGACCGCCTCTGGTCCACTGCGCCAGGTGACCTCATAACCATCAAGTGGTGTGAAATCGATTTCCGAAACATGGGTATCATCGATCAGTTGGAACCAGATCTTGCCCTCATTCGTAAACCGTAGCTCTGCGCCGATGGAGTCCATCAACTGCTGCATGACGTCCATTCGGGCCGTCTCTAGTCCCCAGATTCCCCAAGCCCTTGCGCGCTTCTCCGTGCCCGTTTTTGTGGCGACGAGCGTGTCAGCCCTGCCTGCCTCCGAGGCGATCAGATCCCAGTCGAACATCGCATATGTGAACGCTGGGTCGCGACGAAGAACGTGAGCGCAGGCCAGAATGCCGTTGTCGCTCCACGCTGTTGCGCCAGTCCGCGGGTCGTAGATCTTGGCGGCCCGAACGACTTGCTCCGTTTCCGGAATGCCGCCCTGATAGAGGGTAAAATATTTGGTTTCCTCAAGGCCCGGATTGTACCAAAGAATGAGGGACTGAGCGATGCCGCGGACGCGGTGATCAGCCGTCCAGAGCGTCGGAAACAAGGACATGAGGCCGGCCCATGCCGTCTCGTCGCCAGTCCCAGACTTGTCTTTCCAGTTGGCCCACGATCCGTCGGGGCGCGCCCAAGGGGGTGAGCTGACGTCTCCGTTGGAATCGACAGTAACCTCTCGTCCGCCGATGTAATATTCCTCGACGGCGTCGATCGGCCCCTGAAGTCGGCAGACCAGACGAGCGCGCGTGGATCCATCCGAATTGCCGTAAGCCTTTAGCCCTCCAACACGTACGCGACCAATGCCCTCCATGACCTGCGCCTCGGCAGATTCAAAGGTGCTCTTGGCGTCAGAAGCCTTGATGCTAGGCGCCCTTCTTGCGCCAAGCGCAAGCGATGCACCGACGGCCAGAGCCGGGACGGCGATAAGGGAAATCGCATTGGCAATCGCGCCGGGAATCCCGATCGTATAGAGGGCGCTGAAAATCGCGAAACTGATAGGCTCCGCGTGCGCGGGCATCGTCGCTGCTGCGTATGCGGCAGACGACAACATCACCAACTTTAGAAATCTCACTGCAGAGCCCAAACCTTGACAATGGTGCGTTGACGCGGCCTGAGAAGGCGCGCTCCGACAGGCTCTGCCCGCCAGGCGAATATCCCGTGGTTAAGGAAAATGCCGCCGATTTGGCCGGCGTAATGGGTGTTGAGAATGCCGACATCGCCCGGCTGAGGGTCGTCGTAGCGTTCGAATAGCCCGAACGAATCAAGCGCTTTCGACCACAGGTTCACCAGCGAACCAGCTCGCTCGATATGAACGATAGCCTCTTCGCGCGATGACCACTTCGGGAGGGACATCCGCCGCCCAAGGGTGGTTTCCACCCACTTGCGGGACCATGCCGTGCAGTCGCTCTCGCCCCAGACCGTCGTTTGCTCCATGGCGGCCTCGGCATAGGCGTTCGCACGCAAGGCCAACTCATCCGATGTGAAGCGGTTCATGCCTTGATGAGCTCCTGAACCTTGACGCCGACGAAGTCCAAGCCCTTGTCGCCAGGATAGCGACGGCGCTGGTCGGCGGGATTCCACTTGCCGCCGAACGGGTAGCTTTGGCTTTGCCAAGGCCCCTCGATCGAGAACGATATCGTTCGGACGCCGGAGCCTGCCCACCGAAGGACAGGAGACGACAGTTTGCCCGGCCACAGCTTCTTCATGCCGCCGCCCCAAGGCTCGGCGGTCTCCTGATCGAAGGCGCACCAGAAAATGTCAGCGCGTCGGCCCTCGATCTCTCGAGCGGCGTCCTTGACAGAGCGAAGAAACGCGACGTTCACGCCGGAAATGACGATATCCAGCTTGGCGGCGACGCCGAAACGAGGCTCCTCAACAGCCCCGATCGACACCAATTGCTGCCCGCCGGGATCCGTGATGCCGAACCACTCATGGCCCCCGACATAAACACGGCCAGCGCCGCTGTGCATGCGCGACAAGCCGGACGGCAGATCGAGCTCCGCGAACCAGACACGAGAGATGTGCGGACGACGCAAGAATGCGCGGTCGTCCTCTGAAAAGGTGGATGACATCAATCACCGTCGATTATGAGTTGGCGGACGAAGAAGCACGAGGGCGGCAAGCCGCGCCGACTTCAACTGGCTGCGATCAATCCGTGAAATACTGACGAACGTCGTAGTCGAACGTTTCGAAGAGAGAGATCGTCAGACCCTCAAGAAACGCCGGGCCGCGGTCTGCGTCGGGGAGATTGTCGGCCTTCAGTCGCATCGCCATCACCGGGTAAAGCGTTGCATAGTCACCGACGGCCAGAGCACCGCGCAATGGCGGCCAGATCCGATATTGCCCCGCCGATATCACCTGCGTGATTTCATATTGACCGAAGTGAAGCGGGAAGAACCCGATCCAGTCGCCCATCCCAAGTTCATGGCCCCAGAATTCGTCAGCAAGAGACACAATAGTGGCGCCTAGACCCGCCGCTACCGTTACGGGTGCGTTGGGCTTCGTAATTTTCCAAGTCTGGCCGTTATTCCACGGCTTGCCGTTGTTCCAGGTCTTCCCCTCTTGCAGTTGCCGGCGCGTCGCCTGCACTCCGGCCTCGCCGTATGGCAGGCCATCCCAGTCACACATGGGGAGGCGAACTGCATTCGCGCCTTTGTGGAGCGCAGTAACCAGCCCCCTCGCCCTGCGCGCAATTCGCCCCCGCATGGGCGGGAAGGAAAGTTGAATATGCCGCGCACCAAAAGGCGTCGCGATGGTCTGCGTGAAGTCGCCGATCGTCGTGTCGGCAGATGCGCCAACCGCTTCAGGTCCGGAGAGCCATTTCCAACGGTTCCAACGAAGGCCGTGAGGCCATGAAAGCAGTCTTGCCATTGCGGCTCCGAAAAGTGCGCATCGACACCCGGCCAGCGGTGTGCTTCGATGACGGAGCAACCGCAGGAGGAGATTCGCGATGACAGAGGGTGGTATTTCGGTGAAGGATCTTGCTGAGCGCATAGATCAGCTAGAAGGCAAGGTCGCCGCACTGACGGCTCTTCTCGTCGTGAAAAGTGAGTTGACCGAAGAGGACCTCCGCAGGGCGAACGTGCTACTCTCGGCTGACGGGAGGTTTTTGGAGCAGTCGGTAACGGGTATCCAAAACCGTGTGATCAAAAGCGCCGTCCAGCACCTGGATCTTTTTAGGACCCAACTCCGCGACTAACCGGCCAGCACGACCCCTCGCCGATGGCCGGGTGCATTCTATGGAAGGCATCAATAAGCTCAGGAGTGGGGTTGCCTTCGGTGTCCCACCGTGGCTCGGCTTTGGCTACTTCGCCGAGATCCCGAAGATATCCAGAAGCCGCCTCCTTGGCACGCTCGAAATGCGCGTAGTTCGGACCATCCTGGCTAATGTAGTACACGTCATTCATGGTCTAACCTTTCTCGTATCCTGCTGGTGCAGGCGTCCGGAGACGCGCTTGCTCTCGGTGCTGTCGCGCTGTTGCAGGCCGCGCTCGAGGCGGGCCACAGCAGCCTGGTCCGCACCGCGGGCATCGATGTTGTAGACGGGGGCGAAGGTGCTGTTGCCGGCGGAGGATCGACGCATGACAGACGGCTCCTTGATCTTCACCGGGATATGCCGCCCGTCGGGGAGAGGTACAGCCGCTTCCGGACCCGCTTCGCCAAATATGGCCGCAGAGTTAGACACCCCGCCGCGAGCGAAAGTCTTCATAGGTTGGGGGCGTCCGTGGGCAGCAACACCGCCGCTTGCAAAACCAAACAGTGAGCCGATAGCCCCGCCGATTCCGCCGCCACCACCGCCAAAGACGCTATTGAGGGCTACGTCGAGGAGCTTGTCGACGACCTTGTCGAGCGCATTGGAAAGTGCATCAGCAGCGGAGACGCCATTCCGCAGATCATTGATAAACCCGCTTGTGACGTCTTTGGCTGTCGACTTCCATTCGTCGGACGACTGCTTGATGCGGTCCTGCGATACCTTCAGTTGTTCGCCAGCGACAGACGCTCGAGCGTAGTTTTCCGCCAGAGTCCCGATGCTCTCGGCGATCTCCGGCGTGATCTCAAGTCCCGCCTTCTGCGCTTCCGACAGAAGTTGCTGCTGAATTTTAGCCTTTTCGACTTCGTATCCATAATCGGAGACGAGCGGGTTCAGTTTTGCCTGCGCCTCATACTCGGCGTTCATCAAGTCGATGCGCTTCTGAACTTGCGCGACGTCGCCATTGAACAATTCGGCTGGCGATTTTTTGTTACTGCCGAGGCCGGCATCGCTCATTGAGACGCCAGTTCCAGACAGATATGTCTCTGCCTCCTGCTTGCGCCGCCCAGGATTGGAGCTCAGCGCCGCAATCGCCTGAGCCACCTTCTCCGGCCCGCCTCCGCTCTTGATTGCCGTCACGATGGCATCCGGCAGAGAGCCGTAATTGTAGGCTATCGAGGTCAACGCGGCCTGCTGCGCCTCCGAAAGGCTGCGCCACGTGTCTATGCCGATTGAGCGCTGGACACCGCTTTGAAACTCGACAATGCGGCGAGACAGATCTCGCTCGGCATCCTCAAGCGTGACCATCGTCTCCTTCGTCACCTTTTCAATGGTGCCGTCCGAGCGGGTGGTTGTGTCGCTTCCAAAGCCTGTACGGTAGGCGTTTACGTCCCAATAGGCGTCCGGTCGAAAACCCTCAAAACCTTTGATAAGGCCGGACGACGCACCTTGAGACTTTCCGACCGTATCGAGGGTCTTACCCATCGTGTCGAGAACGCCGGACGCCTTACCCAAAGCAGGCCCGAGGTAGGATCCGACCGCATCGGCAATTTGCTTTATTGCACCGGAACCGCTGGACCCAAGACCGATCAACTGGCTAGTGAGGCCCAAGGAAATGTCCTTGAGCTGCTCCATCGACAGGTCGATGGCCTTCATGCTGCCGTCAACGCTTGCAAGGGCTTCCGACGTGCGCTCGGATGCCTTCTGAAGGCTCTGAAGTCCCAGAACGGCGGCACTTACTGATTTGGACCCGGTCTGTTCGAAAGCAACGTTAAGCGCATCTATGACACGCTGGAAATCTTCGGCCGTTTGCGAATTCGAGGCGATCTTCGATGCCAGGACGCCAAACTCACGATTGGCGTCAGGAACGGCGCTGACAATACCGAGGATAGATTCGGTGGTCTTATTGAACTCCTGCGCGAAACCCTCGGTAACGTTGGAGCGGGTTGCCTTCAGCGCTCCAAGCCGATCAGCTGAATCGGACGCACGCTTCAACTCGTCTGCATACTCCCGCAAGGCCGGGACGATTGCTCCGTAGCTCTCGGCCACTTTTTGAACTAAACCGGCCTGCTTCTCAATCTCTTCACTGGTGCGCTTGCCATCGTTTAGCCAGCTTGAAAAATATTGGATGGCATATCCGGTCAACCCGATGAGAGCGAACGATGCGATAGAGATAGGATTGGCCATGGTGGAAAAAGCACCGCCAAGCGTCCTAACAACGCCACCCAGACCGCCGCCGGTGGACCCGAGAGCTTGCGCGACCTGGCTTCCCTGCTGCATCATCACTTGAAATGGCGATGCGCCACCAGACAACGATGTAGCAATATCGTTCAACTGGAACGATAGGTTCTGTACTGCAGCACGCTGCTGCCCTACAGAGACAACGACCTTTTTCCCAGTCGCCTCGAAACTCTTGCCGACATTGTCGTTCGCCTTCTGGAACCGAGTCTCGATCCCTTGAGCGGTGTCGCCGCCTGCTTTCGCAATGGCCGCCAACTGTTTCATGCTCTGCTTCTGCGTGAACTCGATCGAAACGAGTAGGCGAGCAAGGTCTTCGCTAGTGGCGGCCATATATCAGAAACCTTCAATATCAAGCCCTGCGAGCTCGTCATCGTCCATTGGTGGTGGCAGCGACTCCTGCGATTCATTCGCCTGCCTGAAGCCGTCGGCGCAGCATGCAAATTCCCAAAGGGTCATGTCGTCGACATCGCGGGGCGAGTACCCCATGGCGCAGCCGGAAGCGTAGTAAGATGACCATCGGGTGGCGCCGTTAGGTAGCGGAGGTTGATCAGCTAGGCCGTCGCTTCCTCCGCCACGCCCTCCCCCGGCTGGTCTGTATTCTCCCACATGATGAATTTCTTCATGATGGTCGCGGCTGTGACCGCAAGCTCCCAGGGGCTCGCAGTGTCCAGAACTTTTTCGACCAGACGCTGTGCGTCCTTTTCTTGCATCCCGCCGCCGATTAGACCCAGGCGGATTGGGTTCATGACGTCGTCGATCTTCCACTGCATGCCAAGCAATCGCCCGAAGACCACAGCACATCCGGCGTCGCTGCGCTGCTCTATGGCGCGCAACTCGCCGATCCCCAGGCGGAAAGGATGCTCTCCGCCTGGCCATACAATCTCCTCTGCGACGCGCATTTACGCGGCCTTCGGAGTGCGGGTCGGGATGCCGTCGAATTCGATCGACAGTTCGGCCGTCACCTTCGTGCCGCGCTCGGCCTGGTTCTGAATCGAAACAAGGTAAGCATTGCCCGTCTCGTATTCGGTATCGCCGACGGCTGCGCGAACGTGATGAATGCGGATGCTCTTGGTGGCACCGGACTCCCACCAGTCGAGAAGCATCTCGTGGCTCTGTGAGGCCCAGATGCCAGAAGCGGAAATCGTCGCCTCCGAAGACTGAACGGCACGCTCAACGGCAGCCGGCAGGGACTCGTCATCGCAGTCCGGAACTTCCGACGTCGACATATTGTGCTGGCGATTGATGCCGCGCGACGTCAGGCCGCAGATGCGAGAAAAGACGCCGGAGCCGGAGGTCACTTCGACCTCGAGCACCATCTGATGAAAATTAGCTGTGCCGGCTCGTGCCATGCTGGTCTCCAAACGAAAAGGAGCCCGCTGGTTGGCGAGCTCGATTGTGGTGATGATTTTTGGTGATCGCGGGCTAGGCGCCCTGCGGCTTTGGCCGTTGTGGAGACGGCACTTTGGTCGCGCGTCCGGTTACGACGGCATGCTCGACGAAATCGCGTGGGAATTGCTGCTGCTGTGAGCTAGGTAAGGCCCTGAAGCCGAATTTGCATTTGGGTCTCGACCAACTCACCTCACGATGAACGATCATCCACGCCACTATTCCGGCTCCTCGATCGAGGCGGAAACGCTAACCACGCCATGCGAGGTCAAGCCGTCGCTGTCCATGAAGACCCGCCGGAAGTCCACCCTAATTTCGGCCAAGGCGTTATCGGTCATCTTCAGATCCTGGAGGTGCAGAGCTTTGTAGATCAGGTCGACAAGCTGCTTCGCCTCCACTTGCCCAACAGCCTTGCTCCAGACGTCAATCTGGAAGGTATGCAACCCGCTATCGATGCAATCGGCGCCGTCTTCCGAGACATCGGATGGGCCGAAGCTGATATATGCCGTCTTGGCTTTGTAGGGGTCCGTCGGCACCCGGTCGTAGGCACCACCAGCTATTGCCATGATGGCCGCGCTGCCGCGCAGGGTGTCATATAGAAGTTTTTGAAGCTCAGCCTGCGGTCCAGACATCAGTCAGCATCCTCCGCAATAGGCGGCCCTTGGAACCTCATTGCCTTGCGCGTGTCCCGCTTGATACGAGACTGAATTCGTTTTCGCAGCGCTCGGTATGAAGGGAAGAAGAATGGTTGAGCTCGACTACCGGGGTGCATATTAGCTGACCCCTTGAAGCTCTTATTGCCGCCGCCAAGCGCTACGTTGTGAGGCGCAGTGCCGAACTCTACCCATGCGGCGGCGTAATCTTTGGCGTAAACGGTGATTTTCAGTCCACGCGGATCGGGCGAACTTTGAGCAATTAGAGCGGCGCCTGCTGGCGCGTCGCCCCACGTCCAGCCAATGCTGTCGCGCAACTGCCCTGTATCGACAGGGACAAGGCGCTTCATCATGTCGACAAGCTCTTGTGCGCCCTTCTCCATGGCTACACGGGCAGCCTTTTCAATGCGCTTCGGAATCTCTGCGACTTTTTTGTTGAGGTCCGCCAGGCCCTGCACCATCAGGCTACAACCCCGCGCTCGCACAAGAGGTCGATCCACTTGTTGTCCGTGGTGTGCGTCACGTCCTTGATGGCGTACTCGACCCGGCTGCGGCAGTCTGTAATTCTCCAATCGGACGTCACATTCCGAGTGCGGGTGGAGGCCCGCACCCGCAGAACCTGCGGATGCCGATTTTCAAGCCGAGCCGCTATGACGGTCTCGCCGCCTCGCAGGTGCACATATTCTGCCGCATCCTGAAACTGCTCCACCCAGTCAGAGACGGTGTTTCCATATCCGTCATCCATCTCGCCGCGGACAGCAAAGGAGACGCGTTCTTTCAGCGCCCCCGAAGCCATCAGGCGCTCGCTACGCCAGAATACTGGAAGTCAACGTTAAGCAGGCTGGTCGAAGCAGCGAGCCCGACGAGCGTAAAGTAATCGCCGCCTGAGATGTCGGCCACAGGGCAAAGCTTGCCTGGCGTATCCGAAAGGTAAAATGCGGTCCCGGCAGTCAGGACGGCGCCGACCGTGACGGGGCCGGAAGTGAGCGCCACGACAGGTTGATTCACAGCCGCGCCGTTGAGCGCCATGCCGATATTGCCCGTCTGACCACGCGCTTCTGCCAACGCAGCGTCGCTGTCAGCGAGGATCCACTTGCCGGTGGTTGCGGTATCGAGATAGATGATGTCGCCGGCTGCGATTGTCGCGCCTGCCGTCCCTGTCTTTGTTGCAGCACCGCTGCCCGCAACGACGTTCGCCGCGGTAATGGTAATGTCGGCCATGTGTGGCTCCTGAAATTGAGTGTCGCGCGCTTAGGCTAAACGACCATTTTTCTGAACTTTGAGATTAGCGTGGAGACGCTGAATGGAAGCTCGGCAATGTCGCTTGGTCCAGCGGCCTCGCGGTTTTCGTACAGGTGTCCGATCAACAGCAAGATTGCAGCCTTGAGCGATGCCGGGACTTTTTCGACCGGCTGACCAGCGACAAAGGAAACGCTCACGGAATCGTCGCGCCGATAAGACGTGGGCCAAGACTGCCCTGATGCCAACGCGACGTAGTTGCCAAGATAATCTCGCCGCAGCTCGTAGGAGCTCTCGTCAAGCGTCTGGGATACGTTATTGCTGTCGTAGAAGGTGACCGCACTAATCGACAGAACTGGGCCGATTGCCAAGCGGAGGCAATCAAGGCGACAGAAATCCTGCCGCCAAGTCTGTTCGACGATGCAACGGCCGAGAACACCATCCCAACCGTCAAAGTGGTTGGTAGCGGCCGCTATCAGCGCTTCGATGTACGAGTTGTCGTCGTCATGGAGAACGCGGCAATGCCGTTTCGCCTCGTCCAGAGTCACAGGGCTAACGGCAGGTGGAGTCACGAGCACAGGAATCTGTACCATCACACCACCTTCGATAGTACGGGGTACAGGTCGCATTCCACGATCGTCCCATCCGAATTAGCCAGGACCAGCAAGCCATCCTCAGATATGTCCATCGACTTGACCGTTGAAAGGGAAGCTCGGCCAGGCTCACCCTTGAGGCCCGGTGGACCAGGCCTACCCTGCTTGCCTTGCCCCGCTAAGAGGTTCCACCCCTCGCCCGGACAGGCGCCTGGGCCATCGTATTTGGCGATGAAGGATGCACCATTCAGCATGACGATATCCAGGAAAGAATAATCGGTCTCGGAATCGAACAGACCCTTCGGCTCCGGGGATTTACCCGGATCGCCATTGGCTCCGCCCTTCACAATACAATTCCAATCCTCATGGTCCGGCTGTTTGCCCGTAGCGCGGTTCGCTTGGAAGACGCTGCCGTCCCTCGTAACGACCTCACCTTCGAAATAGACCTTGTCTTCCCATGCATAGACCATGGGGAGTTTGCCTGGAGGCCCTTCGATACCAGGCTCCCCATCCTTCGGGACTGGAATCGCTGACACCAATTCGTCGAGATGCGCCCTAAGCACATCCATGTCTGCATCTTTGCCGTCCTGAGGCTTTTCCCAAAACAGCAGAACGCTCTCTGCGTGCTTCGTCACCTCTGGGAGGAGGAGTTCGGCGACCTCGGCAGCAGTCGGAGCGATTGCGTCTAAGCCGTCCTTGGGAACAGGGAAAGCCGCGATGATATCCTGCGCAGTCCGTAAAACTTCCGGTTTCAGAAGTTCAGCGACCTCATTTGCCGTAGCAGCGACGGCATCCTTCCCGTCGACACCATCAATGCCATCCTTTATCGTGGCGACGCGCTCATCGAGGCGAGCCACAGCTTCTGCCAGAAGGCCCTTCTGCACTTCAAGGCCGGACAGCGCTTCTGAGAGCTGCGCATCGCGCAACTGACGCTCTTGCTCGGCTTTGTGGCGTAGAGACTTGATCTCGGCGCTGAGCTTGTCTGCGGCCCAGTCAGTCAGCTCACCGAAGGCCTTTGTCAAATCTTGCGTCAAGGCTCACCCCGTTGAATTCGATAGTCTTTGCGTTGTCATTAGCGGGTGCGGGAGGCTGTGGAGCCACGATCGGCGCGGGTCTCATGTCCATGCCATAGCTCAGCGGGACAACCTGCTGCTGAACGCGAGGCTCCTTGCCTGCGCCATTGGCGACGACTGGAAGACCAATTTTATTCCGTGCCTCGTCCGGAGAGTACACGCCGCTGATGGTGCCGACGGCTAGTCCATCAATCAGTTCTTTGAAGTTGGACCGCATGAGTGCGTCAGCGTCAAATTCAAGATACTCGTCGGGCTGACCGGCTAGCTTGAACAGCCGCCCGAATGCCTCTTCGATGTGGTTTAGCGCGAAGCCTAGCCCTGAAGCCTTCCAAGAAGACATCAGCGCCTCGGTTGATGCAAACGGCGTTGCCCCGATACCAAGCACAGCAAGTGGCATTCGAAACGCCAAGGCGATGCTCTCGTTGCCAATCTTCAGCATGTCGGCCAGCCGAGCGTCGGCCGGCGAGACTGAAACCGGCTTGGCTTTCATTCCCCAAGCGAGGATAGGCGTACCGCCAGCATTTTCGCCGGTTGTCTGCTCATTCCATCGAAGGCGAAGGGCTTCAGTCTGCTCAGCGGTCAACTGCTGATCAGTTTCCAACATGAACGAAGGACGAGCCTGGTTCAGATAGAAAGTCACCTGCTGGCTGAGGGCGGCGCCTGACATGGCGCGCTCGAGCACGGTGGACAGGATTGGGCTGACGCCCTTCAAAGGATGTCTCGGCGTATGCAGCCGGACGTGCAGGACGTCCCTTGCCGGAATGGGCAGGGACAAATCAAACCGCGCTTCGGCGATCTCGTTGCCGCTAAGTCCGTAATAGATAGAGCCGTCAGATGCTACCATCGCTTGGCCATACGGTATTAGATGTAGCTCAGAGATCTCATTCCTCTGATTGCGGGCGCCTGCGTAAGCAAATGCCTCGCCCTTCTCATACAGAGTGCGGGTGAGGTTCAGGAGGAAGTCTGAAATCGTTTGATAGTCATTCGGCGACCGGAGTACGCGGGCAAGGGCAGAGGTCGTGATGCGCTCGCGACCTCCGTCTGTATTGGTGCGCCAATGATCGCCGGGACACATCGCGACGGTCTGCGAGTATGCAGAAATGCACGCCTCGACCATCGCGCTGTTCTCGCCGTAGGGCTCGACAGAGTGCCCCATCTGCCAAAAGTTCCAGGCGCGGCCTGCCCTGGCCGACAACCATCCGTCGGAAAGCTGATAAGGACCGGGCCTGTATCCACCCTCTTGGGACCGCTTAACCCACGAAGGCAGGATGCGGGTTAACATATTGGCCATATCGATTCCTTACCAGCGCGGGCATTCACTCAGAGCGAGTAGCCAGCTCGCGAGTTTTGTAAGTGCGCTTGGGCGCCTCTGGCTTCATCTCGCGTGACTTCTTGGCGACGCGCGATTGCACCTCGTCGACTTCGACGCTGCGGCTGCTGTAGGTGTCCCCACGCATTGCTACCGCGACCCCGTCCGCACCAAAGAGCTTGCCGCTCTCGTCAGCAACAACGTCAGCCGGGTCGGCGACCCTTCCGTCCTCAAGTACATACCAAGTATCTCGCATCAAGATCTCCTTGCCGGATGGCGCTGGGGCGGGCAAAAAATAGCCCACCCCAGGCCGTCAGCGAACGCCGTCGTCGACGATAACTTCGAATACGCCGGACTTCACGTTGCCACCCTGGGCAATGACGATCTTGATGCGATCTCGGCTGATTGCGATCTTATCGTTTACGGCAGTGCCGGAAGCGGCATAGAGTGACGCCACGCCTGCGATGGTCGTCGTGGCAATGCGCGGCGCCTTGACCACGGCGGCATTGACGTCGCTCTCAGACCAAACTCCCTGGCCGGTGCCATCGACAGTGACCGTAAAGTCGACGCCATCAGCGAAATCGATTTTTTTGTAGCCGATCTGGTTAAGGTAACCAGAAAGTGGGCCGATATAGGCGGTGGCGGAGCCGTCGGCGGCGGTCACAGCAGTGACCGCGAATTTGCGAATAGTCATGTTTTTCTCCCCCGGATATATCCGGACAAACAAATGAGAACGCGAGGCCCGAAGGCCCCGCGCTGTGATTTTGTCCGGTTACCAGGTCGTCGTGTCGACCCACTGGACCATTCCGGCGCGGCGCATCTTCCAGGAGACATCCATCAGCATGCGAACGCCGATGGTTGCGGTCTGGAAGAACGAGCGGATCGGGTCGGCAACAGTGCCGGCGGCGCTCACAATTTCCAGCGGAGTTGTGTCTTCCATGTGAACGGTGGCCTGCTCCGAAACATCGAACTCCGGAGCGTCGCCCAGCGCAGTCGCAAAGTCAGAGTTGCGAAGAGCGATAAGGCGGCCAGCCGGAACAGTCGTGGATTCCACGATGTTCAGACGTGCGCGGAGGCGTTCGAACCAGCCAAAGGTGCCGTCAGGACCTGGCATCATCGCGAGCTTCAGACCCTGGATCGGGTTCATCAGAACGGTGATGTTGTCAGCGGCGTTGGCCGTGTAAAACGGTGAAAGCAGAGCCGCGAAGTCGGCGATAACGGCCTGATAGTCGCCGCCGCCATAGCCGCTAGCGACCGCGGTCACGCCATTCAGAAGGCCAGCAGGGCGAGCGGTGCTGGCTGCGGCCGCATCGATGATGGCGCTGTCGAGAATGACTGCGGTGTCTTCGAGGATCGCCTGGCGAACGAGAGCCTCGATCGCTGGGGTACTGCGCTTGGCCAGTTCACGCGAGAACGGTACGATGACGCCTAGCTTCTTCGGGGTCATCGTGGTTGCGGCAGTCGTGACGCGACCGACGCGGATAGGCGAGCCTTCGGCAACGAAGCCGCCGCCAGCGCCGCCGGCTGTCCGGCTTGGAAGAGATACGGTGCCGATGCCATCGAAGTTCACGCCGATGCCGCGCGAGCGCAGTGCCGGATAGATCGAATAGGGCGTCAGGGCATCCATGAAGCCCTGGTTGACGGTCTGAACCAGTTCAGCCGCCCAACCGGAAACGGTCGTGGTGCCGATCGTCTGGTCAGCCTTGGCAACGATCGCGACGGCCTCCTGGCCGTTGTACCGCTCACTCAAGACTTGCTCGAGAGACTTGCCTGCGAAATGGGAGACGCCGCGAGCAGTCATCGCCTTGACCAGCAGGTCGAAGCCTGCGACTTCCTTGCCTGGAATGCTCAGCGGACGGCGAGCGGTAGCTGCGGTCTTGGCGTTCGGGTTGGTGGCGCCTACGCCAATCTTCGATTCGGAAGCTTTCATGGCGGCGATGGTGCGCTGAGCAACTTCGATGTCGCCGTTGAGACCTTCGATCGCATCAAGATCCAGATCGTCGGCCTGGTGGAGTTCAGCGAGGCGATCCATTTTTGCGACGCGATCGGCTTCTGCATCTTCGATGCGCTGTGCGAGTGTTTTCATTGTTTTCACCTTGGGGGAGTTTTGGTTAGCCGCGCTTTCGCTGGCTTTTGCGGTTGCGACGGCTTTCTCGCCGGTGGCAGACACGTCCCTACGCCTTTCTTCAGCATGCTCGCCGAAGGCCAGATCCAATGTCTCTTTGGAAAGATGCAGCGACTTCGCGAGAGCGACTGCCGCTGGATTTGCCGGAACAGAGACGAGGCTCGTTTCCAGAAGCTCTTGTTTCTTGTAGCGCTGAGGTCCGTAAGGCCTGTTAGGATCGATGGGATCCGCCTCAAGTGGCCGAAACCCGACCGACACAGCCCGCAGGATGCCCTGCTCGACAAGACTGATGAGCTCGTCGATACGAGCGCTTGTGCCTTGGGCCGCTAGCTTAAGTCGGCCAATGAGCTTCCCGCCCTCAACGCGCAAGTCAGTCCATGTGCCGATCGGAAAGCTGCTGCTGTGCCCAAACAGGGCAATCGGGTTCTTCTTGAAGTTTTTCAGGTCCCAGCCGGACGGATCCACGATGTCGCCGTAGCGGTCCACCGTGGCGTCGCTCAGCACGAATTCAAGCCCTTCGCCAGTAGCGGAGCCTGCTTTGAAAATAAGCATGTTTGATTGTTCCTGAGAGGATCAGCCGATCATCCCGCGGATATCGAGCGATCGAACTTCGGTGGCGCCATCTACAGCCGCGCCGATGGCCATGGCCGCAGCCACAGCAGAATCTATTCGGACCGATGCGCGCGTTTTTACGAACCACCTATTCCCATGCGGGTCAGGTGGGTGGTTAAACGTGGACCCCATTAGCGCAGTCATCAGCACCGGATTCGACCGCAGCCGGATACGGCCATCAATAATTGCATTCTCTAGCTCGTTAACGGAGCCAGGCATCCACAACCCGACAGGCGGCTTCTCTCCGGCTGCCTTAGCGGCCTCAATCCTCTTTTCGGATGGCCGAGCACGGACCTTACCACCCTGCGGATGGGGTAACTGCTCTGCGGTCACTCCGAATATATCGAGCTCGTCCTTGAACGCTGCATAAGCGTAATTGTCATATGCGATCGACTTTATATCGAAGATACGATCAAGTTCCGCCACACGCGCCGCGACAATGTCGAAACGAATGCGCGGGCCTTCAGGAGCCTCCAGATAGCCGCCGCGGACCCATGCGTCGTATGGCTGCTTATCTGCCGTAACGCGAGCTGCGAGGGTGTCACCTGGCGTCCATGCCTCTATCCAAAGATCGTATGTCGGAAGGTCGGCCGTGGCGCCATCATGGCGGGTCACGGTCTGGAAACCGGTTGGCTGCGCGCAAGCGACGACTGTCATGTCCTTGGTGCCGCTGAGATCGATTCCGAGATAAAGCGGGCCGCCCGTGGGCAGATCGAATTCGCACATCACCTTATCGACGGTAGCGCGCGGCATCCACGCCTTGTCGGCATCGGTCCACTGGCAGAAGTGAAGTCTGAGAACATTATTGAGTTTGCCGGGTACGTCGCGTGCCTCCGCGACAACGCCAGCCAAGTAATCCTCCGTAAGGATTGTGCCCAGAAGCGGGTTGGCTTTCACCCAGCAGGACGGATCCATCATCGGATCGTCGTCCTTGTCCAGCGAGCAGACGTATGCGAAGACGCTGTCACTGCCCTCCCACGTCTCACCAACGAACGTAAAGTCATCGTCAGGCGTCTGCGTGCCAGCCAGCACCTTGACCGCGCGTTCTCGCTCTTCCCAGCACACCGAGTTACGATCCGAGCCTGAATTCGTAATCATCAGCAGCAAAGGGTTTTGGCGAAACTTGAAGCCGCGCTGGAGCATCTCCATGATGCTGCGGTCGGGATGCTCGTGGACTTCGTCAGCAAGCGCAAAATGTGGACGCGGACCGGAGCCTGTCTTGCCTGCCTCTTTAGAGATCGGACGAAAGAACGATCCGCTCCGATGGTGGCTAATGTTGAACTCTTTGCCCAAGCCACCGCTGAACTTCAGGCGCTGTTCAAGATCCGGCGACTGGCGCACCATCTTGCAGGCATCCTGGAACAGGATCTGCGCCTGATCTTTTTTGGCGGCAGCAGCATAAATCTGCGCGCCCGACTCGCCGTCGGCCATGAGGCCGTACAAGCCAATGCCGCCCGCGAACGGTGATTTGCCGTTGCCCTTGCCTTCCTCGATGTAGACGGTGCGAAAGCGGCGAGTGCCGTTTTCTTTCTTCCACCCGAAGATCGAGCCAAGCTTGAAGGCCTGAGATGGGTGCAAAGAAAAAGCCTTGCCGTCGAACTGGCCCTCGCTCAAGCGAAGCTTCTCCTCAAAGAATCTCAGAACCCTGTTGGCCGCGTGGTCATCCCAATACAGGCCACGTTCTGATCCATGAGCCAAGTCCGCGAAGTGGCGACGGCAAGCGTTACGCACATGCGGTCCGGCGACGAGCGTGCCGTCAAGAACGTCTTGCGCATAGGCCGAAACCCGAGTCAGCGCCGGCCCACTAATCGAGGAGGTCGTCTTTCTGGTCGTCCCCATCAGGTAATGTCACCTTGCTCGCATCGGCTGGCGTCGCTCCCATTTGTCCAAGGCACTGACGAAGCAGGTTCAGCGCCTGAACGCCGACATCCTGACCAGCCATGATGCGACCTTGAATGTTCGATGCCATTCCAACGAGCATGCGATGCGAGGCCGTTAGCCATGGGATTTCAGCTTGGAATAGGAGCCAGGCCGATCGAGCCTTGTTGCTTTCGGAGTCTACAAGCCACCTTGGTGGCGGACCCAGTGGGCCGTTCGCCTTAGGCTCCTTGCGGTCCTTGAACCGCGCCTTATTGATTTTGTCTCGCCCCTCGGTCTTGGCCTTGCCGAGGGGATTTCTCGGTCTGGCCATATGGTGAAATCCCTTGCTATTGCGGCTATGCCGCGGTATTATTCTTGAGAAGTTGGCGGCCAAATCCGGCATAAAAGATCACAGTGCTGGCGCTGCCGACTTCAAATTCCCGATCGAAATGCCGGTCATATTTTGAAACGCAGATGCGTGCGTTGTGGAACCCCGCCGGTCCTTGGCCCGGGCCGGTCCCGTTTTTTCGGACCGCGCCCCCGTTATTGTGATATTTTTGTCACGCGTTGATGTTGCGTTGCAAAACGTGTCATAAATGACACACGGCGGTTTTGGTCCCGACGCTATAACGGCCATCCTGACGCATCATGACGGATCACCGTCTGCCCGCGGTCCTCCCGTTGGCCTCTAGATGAATGACACGCTCTGCATGTGCTAATGAACGGGCCTGTCCAGAACTTTGTCACATCACCCTTGTGGCCACCATCTGCGTGGTGAACTTCAGTCGCCGGCTCGATCGTTTCCGATTCGAGGCACCACTCGCAGAGTGGGCTGGCTATCAGCTTGGCAAGCCTTACTCGCTGCCATCTGGCTGTTTTATACAAGCGCCTGTAGGCCGCGGCATCGGCACTGCGCAGGTCAGGCTTGGCCATGCACCACCATGAAAACAAAAGCCGCTGGGAGCGTGCACTACCTACCACGCCATAGGCGGACAGGGTCACACTCAACCAGCGGCAGGATTACCCAATGCAGCGAGAGGAGGCGCGCAATGGGCAATGGGAAAGGGTTGAGGCAGACCCGCAGTCCTCGCGAGTTCAATGCGTCCGCGGATTGCTCGGCGCCTCAAGTGAGGAAGTTCTTCAACCCCTCAATATAATACGCATCGGCGAGCGCGCCGACCGGACATCAGGCGGCCATTTTCTTTTCCTCCGCAAGAACGTCTGCTTTGGCAGTCTCGTCTAATTCCAGCAACGCATCGAGAGCCGCATCAATCAGTAAAGGGCCAACCTTCTCTGCGTAGGCCGGAGCCTTACCCATCGCTATGCCAATTTCCCTGGCCGTCGCATTTGTAATCGCCAGATCCAAAACCCTGGCGTGGTCGCCGAGAAGATGGCGGAGATTGCTGAGGTGGCTCAGTGTTTCGACAAGCCGGACGACTTCAGGTTCACGACCGGCAGCCGCGGAGATTTCACCAAGGGGTTTCGGCTTCTTGATGCCGCCAACCCACTGCGGGCCGACCACAAGTCCGTCAGGGACCAGCATTGCGGAAACCGGAAGATCCTCAAAGCGGACGGCGCCATCCACACCGTGCTCCCGCAGCAAGGCGCGCGCTTCCTCAACTCCGAACCGGCCGCGCTTATCCTTCTCTGAAGGCTCCTCGCGCGGCAGCGGATCGTAGCATGCGGCAATTGCCCTCTCTCCGGAAAATTGGCGGCGATATGATGTTGCCGCGAATGGCGACTGCGTGTTGCCAACGCCAAGATAGGCCCAGATAGCTACCGCCGTGCGCTCCGGTGCCTTGCCGCCTTTGATGCCGCGAGGCCTCTCGATGGGCTTCAGAGGGGCTCCCTTGGCCGTCGCTCCCCACGTCATTAGTTTTCCATCACGGAAGAGCAGGTCGCCCAGGCGCGTATCAGTCCCGCCGTTGCGATTGCGTGCGATAGAGGGGGTGGACTCTGACGTCTCGTAGGTGGGGACAAGCCTGCCTGTGTCGGCCCACCGCTCTTGACCCGTCACTGTCCAGCCGATTGCACGCAGGGTTTCTGCCTCAGACGGACGCAACTCGACTACGTCCTCAGTTGCCTGGTCCGTCGAATCGTCCGGCTCATATCCGGAACCAGGCTGGCACAGATTACGCCAGTGCCGCAGCGCGAACGCCCGCGCAATATCGCCACGATGAGCCAGGCGCTCGAGGGCCGGCCACGCCAAAACTGCTGGGGCTGGTCTGTTGTCGTTGGCGGCAACTGGTGTCTTTTTACTGGCCTTTGATGGCTTGACTGCCGAAGTTGGCGACGCAAGCAAGGCGGAAAGAGACGACAGGTCGTGACGGTCGGGTGCGGTCATGGTCAGTCCTCATTTCGTAAATTTAGGGCGCGGCAGCGGGATGTTGTCGATGGCGTGCGAAGTGTTTGTGGGCTCGCCGTGCGGGCCTTCGGCCATGTCCGCAGCGCGGTACCGCATAGCCGCGGCCGCCTTGATCCTAGCCTCCTCTGCTGTCCTTCTGCTGACGCACAGCGATAGGGCGTACGCGGCGTCCCGTTTCGTCTTGGCTAGTTCCGCCTCCAGATCGGATATTCTCCCCTGGAGGCGTTCGATGACGATATGTGCATCGATCAGATGCTGTCGGTAGTGAGCCCCCTGCTTGCGCGGGTCTCTGGGCTTCGTGCTATCGGCGACCATGGTCGAAAGGGTCGCTTTTGCCTTTTGACGGTCCAGTCGAGCTGACTGCTCGGCGTTTTTCAGGCGCATCTTGTGTGTCCCGCGCTGGAGTGCTTTAATGGTCGGTGGATACGGTATATATAGTAGTTACGTCGCAAATAATCGAGTTGCGAGTCTATATGTTGTGGTGTATCTCGACCAAGTGCGGTCGTTTGCAACTTCGGTATACGGAGGGATGGCGTTCCCAAGCGCCACCCCCTACGTAGTAGGGGCAGAGACCGGGAATGTGGGAACGCCTTTGTTTTCAATGACTTAAGCCGTTCCCAAACTTTCTGGGAATGCTGGGAATGGGAATGCAATATTGTTTCTTTTCAATTGCTTAGCGTTCCCATTCCCATGGGAACGGCCGTTCCCAACGGTGCCTGGGATCGGCTTTTAGGCATCACCGAGGGCTGCCGGTGGTGAAGTTACCAAGCCCAATCGCAAACATCCCGCCAGGCACATCGAGCCATTTGGCTACCTTTTCGCCCTTGGCCGCTGCCCTTACAATTTTACCCTGATCAAGCGCCTGCGACGCAAGAGCATCGAGCCGACCTTTAGCTAGGGCCTTGAGTTCCTCCGGCAGACGTTCTTTCATTTCGAACAAACCGCTCGCGCCTGTCTTGGTGAATGGAGATCCAGATGCGGCCGCCGCCTCAACTGCGACAACCAAAGCGGATAGAAGGTCGCCCTGCGGAGGTGCGGATGAGGTGAGGCTGGAGGTCCGATCGACAAGCAGACCGAAATCATTTCGGACGTACGTTGTGACAATACGTCGGGCGGCACCGTTCGCCTTGACGACACCACCAAGCACGACCTTTCCAGGCGCAAACTCTACGCCGAGCGATTTACACACCCGCTTGGCTCTCGCCTCGTCGGCCGGCCACATTGCGTATACCCATCGTAGACCGTCGACGAGCGCGCTGCTTCCTCTAATGGCGTCGCGGGCATCTCCCAGCGTCTCAATGGGCTTTTGTAGCTTGCGCATGTGGTGGGCCGTCAAAACTGTAGCCCCCGTTTCGCTTGTCAGCCGACCAATCGATGTGCAGACGAACTGACCTGCGGCAGGATCCTCATTCAGCGGCAAATGCGCGAACGATGCCAACGGATCAAATGTCACCAACCGGAGACCATCGATGCTTTTGAGCTGGTCGCAAAGCCTCTTGAAGTCGTCAGTCTCAATCAGACCGTGCTTCCGGTCCTCTTTCCAGTAGGCCTTCGCACCTCCGGCAGAAGGCATCGGGACGACAATCATTCGTTTCCCGGCACTGCTGTCTCTTTCCCCGTGAGGGTCGAGGGACGCTATTCGGCGATGGACCTCACCCTGATCGTCCTCAGACGTGACCATGACGGAAACGCCCTCTGCGATGACCTTGCCGCCGAATATTGGTGGCGCATATATGTTCGAGCCGAAGGACACGCGTCGATGAAGCTCAAGCATCGCGAAACTCTTTCCGGTGTCGCCCATGGCCGCCACCATGCCAGGAACGCCAAGCGGAATCACGCCGTCGACCAGGTATTCGACGGCCGGTGCTGGTCCGACAAAGCGATCAACCGTCCATTCGAAGATCGAGAACGGCGGGGAAGGTCGTTGGTTGTCATTCGCCGGTATCGGATCGGCCGAAGAGCATAGCGCAACAAGGGCATCCGCCTCATTGCCGGCGTCTAGCCAGTCGCTGACGTCCTGTTTTTCGAGAAGCCCAGGCAGGTCGATGCAGGATACGGTTGCCAAGCCCGACAGTTTCTCGACTGCCAGCCTTGCCTTCTTCTCGCCCGTCGCGTCATTGTCTGCCAACACGAAAACCCGGCGCCCCGAGAGCGCGGACAGGTCATCAGGCCATGAGCCATTGGGCACCGTGGTCGCGAGGAAGCCAAGGGACGCCAGCCGATCGGCATCCTTCTCTCCTTCGACGACGAAGACAGGATCCTCTGTGTTCGCTGCAATATCGGGTATGCGATACAAAACAGGCTCGCCGCGGCCAGCGAAGTACCCGCCACTGCCGTCCGGTCGACGCTGCGTGAATGTCTTGCTGAGAGCCGCGTGCTCATACCGCAAAACCTCGAAGACGACTTCTCCGTGTGCGTCTGCGTAGTCGTAAGTCATCGCATGGTGATAACCCTGCGCGACGAGATGTCGGTCGGAAAATACTTTTGGAGGCTCTTCTTTATGGACCAGCCGAAGGTGCGCCCTCGGCTCAGGCTGTTCCCGTCGATCAGGTAGCCAGTCAGGAAGGCCGAGCCTGCCGCGGACATAGTCTCGCATCTCGAGTGCGTCCTCGCCGGCAAACGCGTTGACGACAAATCCGTCCTTAGCAGACGGGTCGATGCGAATGGAAAGCGATTTATCCCGACGAGAGTGGCCTGGGGCAGGTGCCGAAATCTGATTGCCGCGGGCGACGCCACCAAGCGCGGCGGCAACGCTGCGTGGATCAAGCTGCGTGTTCGAATTCATTGGCGATAATTGCCCCGCATAGGTTTTCGATGCTTCAGTGGTGATCATTTCGGCGAGGCGCCTGGCGAAGGTGGCTGTGCGTCTTACGCCATCCTGTGGGCCATAAACGATGCGATTGCCATCAACCCCCTCCATCAATCTCATGCGGTAAATTCTGACCTCTCCGTGCAGTTCTACGTCAAACTCCGCGATCGCGCGGAGACTCCCGCTGCCACGAATGGCAACGGGTTTCATGGAAAGAACCCTCATCATGCAGCCTCGCGCGCGAACTTCTCGTTGATGGCTTCCCGCACGAAGTCCGCCATATCCAGGTCGGCGACAAAAACGTCGCCCGACTGACGGAGTTCTCTACTGCCTTCTGCAAAGCGAAGACGGCGGCCAGCATCTGTCCTCTCAGCGCGAACCGGCACGAGGACGGGAGAGTGGTCCATCAGATGACAGGTGCGGCCACCTGGTGCGTCGAAAATCTGGATTGCGTACCCTCGGACGGGGCTGCAAGTTACAGCGGATTTAGCCATGGTCTCGCACTCCCTCACGCCAGCAACGCGAGCGTCAAAGGGCCAAAATCGGCAGCTACTCGCCCGTAATTCCGCGCGGCGAAATACCTCCCCTCCACTTCCCGCGTATCGTCGACGTGCTCCCGCACTCCGCACCCGGCGAGCAATGCATTGAAGCGATTAGATCCTCGGCTCGCAGTCCCGTCTGTCAGGAATGTGAAAGAGGCAGGCTCGCGGTAACCGGGGCCAACGGGATCGGCGCTGATCGTAATTTTGGCAAGACCGTCGTCGGCTTCTTCGACATCGACGTTGCTGATGCGCCAACCGACCCAGCCGCGGACCCTGGCCATGCGGTTGGCCGCCAGCCGTTCAATTCGAGCGACGTCGGCCACGGGTCCGGTCATTGTGAATGCGAAAGCGACGTCCGCGGACGGGGTGTTGATGTTCTGTGTGTTGGACATGGTTCTCCTCTCGCCGGCACGGAGCCGGACGCTTGTGGTGGGTAGGTCGTGGTTGGTGGGACTAGGCGGTGGCCTCTGCTTCCAGCGTATCTATCCACCGGGTCAACGTGGAGCGCCTTGCCGCAACGGCGCCGCCGAGCTTGAAGGTCGGAATTGTATCAGCGTATATGAGGCGATATGTCTGTCGCGGACTAATGCCGAGATGGGCTGCTATAGCGTTCGCGCCCAACAAAAGGTCGCCAGAGGGGTTGTCGTTCGCCGCTTCCATTTTTTCTCCTTTTCCGGGTTGACACGAGTTTTACAAATATGTATTGTCATGAGTGGGGTACTATGCCCTTTTCTTATATCATTTTTACATTTTTGTCAAGGTTTGCCGCGTAATGCTGCCTCCTTCCGCAGTGGTATGTTTTATCTTCTGGGGTATTTGTCGGGGTACATTTTATATAAAGGATATTTTTGCTGCTTTAGCATCAATTGTTTACGGATTTTAGTTCGACAGACACCTCTTCCGCCATTTCCCATGGTTCTTACTCCCCAAAGCGCATTGCGTCGTTTGCCCCGCTTGCCGATCTCGCAATATGCCTTTCCACCTCTCTGACTGGGCATAGGCAAGGCAGTGGGGGACCCGTCGTGGTTCCAGCTCTGCTGCTCAAATCTTGTTGTGCGGTATGTCCCGGAACTATCCCCGGATCCTCTGGTTCGAGCCGCTGTCGAGCAAGAAGGAGAACGAAATGCGCGCACTCAACCTTATTACCCTGCTTCTCATCATCGTCGGCGGGGTCAACTGGCTTCTGGTCGGAATTGCGAACTTTGACCTTGTGGCAGCCATTTTCGGCGGTCAGCAGGCAATGCTGTCCAGAGTAGTTTATGTTCTGGTCGGACTGTCGGCACTCTGGCAGCTGATGCCATTCGCCAAGGCAATATCGATCGGCGAAACTGCCGCCCAAGCCAATCTGGCGCATCGCCGGTAAGCGAACGTGACGGAATACTAAAGCCGCCGGCTCAAAAATGCTGGCGGCTTTTTGTGCCTGCCGCGGGCGCTCCGGACCGGACGTCTGTGATTGAAGCCTGAGATGCCGTCTCCATTGCGGACGGACTACAGGCTTTCCCGAGCGATTTCGGAACTTCGGCTGCCGCAGTTGGTTGGACGCTCTGAGCAAGGAGCAGTCCGATGACACAGCAATTGCAGACCAAACCACAGATGACGACAGACGGCGCCCCCGATATTCTTCCTGGGGATACCGCCCCTGTTGGCGGCGATGTTGACCTGAAGGCAGCGGCGTCGCGGGACGGGAGCACGCACCGTTCGGCCGCATCCGCCGCCCCCCAGGATCTCCCCGTTGCGCCGGTCGAGACGTTCGACCCACCTGCCTCAGCCGGTGATCGCCGGCTGTTTCAGAACGGCGACACCGATCGAAACCCGGATGGAGGCGAGTAA